TTCCTGCTCCTCCTGTTCCTGCTCCTCCTGTTCCTGCTCCTCCTGTTCCTGCTCCTCCTGTTCCTGCTCCAAAGCCTGCTCCTCCTGCTTCTTCTAGTTTATATACAACATATGCAAATAAATATTATGAATATAGTAAGGCAAAAAGCGCATATAATGATGTACTAAAAAAGTTTGATACTTCTCTATCAGCATATATAAACAAAGACTTACCTGTTGCGGCAGGTGGAGCTGGAGATATTGATAGCATGACAGGTGGTGATGGTGAAAAACAAAAAGAAATATTAATAAAAGTAGTTACAGGTAAACTTGATGCAATTAAAATTAATTTGGATAGTGTTTTAAAAAAACAAGCTAGCATCGAATTATCAATTATGTCACAAGAAGACTTTATTAAACTGACTGAAGCAGATCAGAAAAAAAAAATATTTGACTTACAAAATGTAACTGAACTTTACAAAAATGCTGTAGTTGAAGTTAATAGGTTACTAGAATCATCATTCCCTATTGTTGCTAGTGCACCTATGTCTGTACCTATGTCTGCACCTTCACCCAAAGCTGCACATATGCCTGAGCCTACACCAGTGTCAGTGCCTTTACCAAGTGTTAAACCTATAGTAACAGATAATATATCTCAACTACTCCAAGAGATAAAATCAGGTGATTCGAATGTCAAAAAAATTGCTATAAATAATATCACAAAACTTATTATATATAAAGAGAATCAGCCTGTAGCTGTTAGTGCTGGGATTATACCTATATTGATAGATGTTATAAAATCGAATGACCTTGTTATCTTAAAAAATGCTTTGGAATGTCTTGGATATCTTGTTGAAGATAATAATAGTTATCAATCCGCAGCTGCTGCTGCTGGAGCTATACCTGAAATAATAAAGGTTATAAAATCGTCAAGTGATAATAATGTCAAAAAAATTTCTATAAATAATATCACAAAACTTATTATATATAAAGAGAATCAGCCTGTAGCTGTTAGTGCTGGGATTATACCTATATTGATAGATGTTATAAAATCGAATGACCTTGTTATCTTAAAAAATGCTTTGGAATGTCTTGGATATCTTGTTGAAGATAATAATAGTTATCAATCCGCAGCTGCTGCTGCTGGAGCTATACATGAAATAATAAATGTTATAAAATCGTCAAGTGATAATAATATCAAAAAAGATTCTATATGGACTCTTAAATGTCTTGTTGCTAAAAATATAGATAATAAAAATGCTGCTATCAAAGAAGGAGCATTAGATTTATTGGATGAAATTAAATCTTTACCCAGTGGCAAAAATAATGAGAACTTTGGTATTAAATTTTCCGCAGGTGATGCTCTTGATCACCTTAAATCTACCGATACTTCTTCTACTACATCTAGTGTTCCTCCTGCTCCTGCTCCTATTGTTCCAACTGATGTTCATACTACTACATCTAGTGTTCCTACTACTACGTCTGGTGTTCCTACTACTACGTCTGGTGTTCCTACTACTACGTCTGGTGTTCCTACTACTACGTCTGGTGTTCCTACTACTACGTCTGGTGTTCCTACTACTACGTCTGGTGTTCCTACTACTACGTCTGGTGTTCCTACTACTACGTCTGGTGTTCCTACTACTACGTCTGGTGTTCCTACTCCTTCTCCTAATCCTGTTGTTCTTATTGTTCCTACTGATACTTCTTCAACTACTTCCGATGTTTCTACTAGTGTTCCTACTACTACTACTACTTTTACTGATACTTTTGACGCCTCTAAAAAGAAAAAAGAAGAAATTAATAATAAACTTTTTGCTTCAAGTAATGACCAACCTAAAAATGACGGACCATATATTAGTTTGTCTTCTTTTAAATTTAAACCGGATACTATGATAGGCGACCAAGCAGGTGGAGATATACGTTCAACTATAAAAGTTTGCACAAATGGTGTTGCTTATGATAAGTATCTAACTACATCGGATGTAACTAAATGGACAACTACTTCTGCGGATATTTATTCAGATCATGCACCGATACGATATGAATATACTATTGATGATAAAACAGGTATTGTAACGTGTGGCACAGGTGGCACAGGCCCAAGCGCTACTACGGGAACAAGAAGTATTCGATTTGTAACATGGAATATTGCTTATCGGATGCAGTATATTAGTTCAAAAGGAGGAGGTGGGTATTACTTAAGTAAATTTTATTGTTCAGAAACTCTTTCGAAAAAATGTGAAGAACGAGATGACATTTATGGACAAAGATTAACCAATATTCTTACTGCAGTTGATACTATGATGACAAGAGATAATGTTGACTATGTGTTACTACAAGAATGTGAAAAATGGTATACAACAAGTCCAAATGCTATTCAAAATATTGCGAATGGAATTACTGGGTTTATGGAAAAATATGATGTTTTAAATTTTAGTTATAATGATAAACCTCCTGTTCCTTCTGCTCCTCCTGCTACTTCCAGTGATAGTATTGACAATCTATTAGAACCAACAAGTAGTATAGGAGGAGAGTTATTACATGGTATAAAAGATTATTATATTATTGTTAGTGAAACACAAGATAATCCTAGTGTTATAATGTTACTTGGGGAAGTACATGGTAGACAAAGTTGTGGAAAAAGTGACTATATAACTGCATATGAAAGATTTTTAGATTATAATGAAACTCATGATAAAATTTCAATTGATATATGTATGGAAGTTGGAAATTATAATGTCTTACTGGAAGCATATGAATATCCAACATTTATGAATGAATTACGAGTTAAATTTCAAAATTGTATTGAATATTTTCAACCTGATACTAGTAAATGTAAATATAAAAATGCACGTTTTCATTGGGCGAACCCGATAGATAATACTGGTATGTTATGGATAAAAGAATCTGATGATTTTCCAGGGCCAGGTTCAGTGGAACCTGAATGGAAACAAAAATTTCCAGGTATAGCAAAAAAAATACAATCAGAAACAGATTTATTAAAAATAATTTTTGAAAATCCCTTTATATTAAAACAAGGCGAGAGATGTAGTATAGATAATTGGAAAAATTTTATTACCGATCAATTTAATTACTTATACACTAATGAATGGGTAAAAGAAAACTGGTTTGTCACATCTAGTATAGATAAAGATAATATGTGGTGGAAACATGGTATATTTGACACTTTTCGTTTTGCTGTTGATGTATATACATTTTTACGAATATTTAGAGAAAAGTCTAAACAAGACAAAAAGTGGAGTGGTGCTAATCGATTTGAAAATATTATTTATCATGCAGGTGCATGGCATATAAATAACTTTAAGATAATGCTAACTAATTATAGTAAAATGAAATATAAAGTAATAAGAGAATCGCACGCAACAAGTGATGCCACCGCCGACGCCTGCACTAATGTTGACTTTACGGATTTTTTAAATATAGTTAAGTATAAAAAAGAAAAAAAATCTTTATCTACTCTTCCTCTTGCTCCTCCTCCTCAAGTCAAAAAAAATACCGAATTTTGCCTAATTGTTAAGAAACCAACACCAACAACACCAAGTGATATTCAAGTTTTTAACTTTATACCAGATGTGTCTACAAAGACCTATCCAACACCAATGAGTCAATATGTTTCTAAAAAGTTTAGTTCTTATTTGGCAACTTTTCAAGCTTCAAATCCGTATCCTAAGCTTGATTTTTTTGATAGAGATATAATTTCTGTAATGTGTTATGTTATACCACCAACAAAAACTATATTTTTTAATGTGCATTTTAACTTTGGCAATCCAATCATATGGCAACGTCAAAAAGAAATATATGATTTTATGAATGCAATTGTTGATATTATTCGTTCAATTCCTCCGAGTGAAACTCAATTGTATCTGTATCACAATTACGATATTGTATTTTCAGGCGACTTTAATGTAAATATGTTACAACGTTTTCCAAAAGATATTAAGTATCCTGATGGTAGACCGATGGAACCTTACTTTTTTAAATCTTCTACAAATCCTGATCAAAAAACTATTATTTCAACAACAAAAGATAATTCTCCATCGGCGCGTGCTACAAACGGAGATAAAAATAACTATAATACTACGAATATAGACTTTTCAATTCTTTATCCTGCTTTGGTTGAGTCTGTTTCTACTTCTAGTCCTCTTCCTGCTCCTGCTCCGGGTCCCTCTCCTTCTCCTAGTCCCATACCTTCTCCTGGTCCCGCTCCTTCTCCTGCTCCTTCACTTCCTCTTACACTGAAAGGTGTAGTGCAAGTTCGTGAAGGTAATGGTGACTGGAATAATCTTAATTCAAAAGAAGTAACAAAAATTTTTGCGCCAATAAAAAAAGTCATTGATGGAATACTTGAGAATCCTCAATATAAAGACTATTACATCGGGTTAACCTATTCCGCAAATCGTCTAAATCAAACTAGCAAGATATTTGAAAAGTATGGGTTTACTGGTAGTAAAAGACCTTCATCTTTATCAAATATGCCATTTAATTTTATGGATGTTCCAGTTGGCAAAATATTAGAAGTCATTAGTGGTGCTAACCAGGCAGAAGTTATTAAACTCTTATATGATACTGGCAAATGTGAACTAGTTACGAATAAAAAGTATGAAAAATTTAGAATTATTCCATTTAGCACGATGGAAGATGGAATAGTAGTTCCTACTTCTGGTGAACTTGGAGATGAAAGTGATTGTATCAAATTTGTAGATTTATTTTTAAAGTTACCCAAAACTATTATTATAGGCTGGACATCTAGTATAGGTAAACATACAATAACGAGCAATACGGATAAACAAGGACCTATATATGGTTTTAAAGACCTTGTCATCGCAATAGGAGGCGGCGTCACAGCAGGTATTCCACCTTTAGAAAGGATGGTAACTAAATATATTGACTTGTTAATAAGTAAATGGGACAACCCATCTCAAAAATTTGTTAATAGTATTCTTGGGATTGCTCCTATTGTTTCTGCTCCTGCTCCTGCCCCTGTTCCTGTATCTGCATCTGTATCTGCATCTGTATCTACAACTGCATCATCATCATTATCGCCGGCTATAGCATCATCAGTTATTCCTGAGTACATAAACACGTATAATAAGTTAGCAATAACTGGTAAACCAGTATCTAATTGCGCTTGTAATCATACAATATGTATACAATATAATACTCTTCTTGCTAATAATCTTATTCGCGCTGATGGTAATGGTAGACCTACCACTGGAGTTCATTCAGTTATTATATTTAAATCGAAAAAGTCACCAACTACAGATGATACAAAATTTTGGGCATTACTAGGAAAAGAAAATGTTGATGTTAAAATAAAAAAACAAGATGGTTCTTATTATAATTCTATTAATCTTCCTATGTTAAATACTATTGGTGGAAAGTTAGACCATAGAGTAACGTCGCATGGTAATGTGAAATGTGATTTTTGTATTATTGAAAATATGATAAGGGAAATAAATGAAGAAGCAAAACTTTCTTTTCCACCTAGTTCCATTTCTACTCATTATCAAGGTAATATGAATGAACAAATTTTTAACTCTATGTTTAAAAAAGACCCAACCAGGGTTGATAAAACTGACTATGATGATTATTATTTACTGGTAAGGGGGGGTAATAATAAAATAGTTTCTCCCGGTAAATATGATTTATCTTATGTATTTATTGGATTATTTCCTTATCAATTTGATGAAGAAAGTTTAAAAAAGTATATAATGGATAGGAATAGATTTATTGAAGGTGTTCATTATACCACTGCACCAGTAGATCATTCACTTAAAGAAATGTATTATTTAAATTTAGTTAGGTGGAATTATTCACTATATGATGACCCTAAAAATAAATCAGATAATCAATCTTATTATGGTTCTGAGTTACCTTCAGATGTTCAAACATACTCACCACCAGATGATAGTGATTATTTACTGCCATATACTCAATTAAAAACATTATATCAAAAACCTAATTCTAAAAGTGTAGTTGGCAACTATGGTATTTTCTTTACATCAAAAACTCAAGAATATATACGTAAAAAATGGGGGAAACCTTATTTTCAAGATGGTAAAGACTACATAAGTTTTTATGCTGCAGGTAGTTTATATTATAATACATATCATGCATTAAAATCATTATTTGACCAAGTTATAGATAAAGGAAAAACTACAGAACTCTCTTCAATAACAGATAAACCAACAAGTAAACCTAGTATCCCAAGTGGAGTAAGTCAAGTGCGCATTCTTAGTCTTGATGAGGTAAATACTGAAATAAGTAAACCTGATAATAATAGTATATACATTATTAATGGTGGAAGTTTTAACCCACCACATTTTGGTCATATAGGGTTATTTGAAATTGCATATCAAGCTATTGTATCTAATCCAACAATTACTAAAACACCAGGTCAGAAATACTACGGAGTTATGGTATTGGCACCAAAAAAACATATTAGATCAAAGTTACCTGAACATGAATTAAATAAAAATGGAGTACTAACTTTAAATGCTAGAGTTAAACTATGTCAACTAACTATTGCTGATTATCAATGGAAAAATTCTTCAAAATTTGGTCCACAAAATATGATAGTAGTTAATCAAGAGGAATATGATCCAATGGTAAAAATTATTGGAAGCAATCCTAGTAAAATACAAAATATGTATTATTTATGTGGTTCCGATTTTTATTTTGATCAAAAAGATAGTGAAGGTAACGTAAAACATGGACATTATGCAGCTCATATGAATATGATATATAGTATTCGTCACTCATCATTAGATGCAACGCCAGACCCATATACAGGTAGTTTTAAGCGTGTTAGAATAACAGATTCTGAATATCAAGATATGTCATCTACAAAAGTTAGACGAAATATATTAACACTTGAGGGCAAAGATGGTTTTAATCCATCAACTGCCAAAGAAATAATTAGAAATATAGGAAAAGGTTCGTATTGTTACTTAGGTAGTATGCCATACCTTATACTAAAAAGTGATTATCATTTACAAGAAATGGGTTGCCTAGAGGCACAAGGTGGTGGTGGAAGTAGCAATGGCATTATAGGATATACGAAGAAACGTCATACACTAAAAAATAGTAAACCAAAATCAAGAAAGATAAAGAAACATGCAGTTAGATCTATATCTACTACCAGATTTACAAAGAAAAAGCATCATTTAAAACATAATAATAACAAAAAGCATAAAACAAGGCGCAATAAGCATTAAGATTAAGATATCTACCTAATTCAAGTATAAAAATTAAGTATTAAAATACATACATAATCTCGCATTATGTATGTATCTAGTTGCCAAGACGAATCAAATGCTGCACCATATTAGTTCTTCATTGGACAATTCTGCACCAACCAAAATATTATGATTCAGCTCCGGATTCTCACTCGAAAAGAAACTAGGTCGTATTATACTCCAGTCAGTCTTTTCATCCAACAATCCAACCTTTGTGTATATAAATGCTGCAAGAGCACTACACCAAAAGCGTGATATTTTTTGTGGGTCTGGGTCTTTTTTGCAATATGCTTCAATCCAGTCGCGCACCACAATGTCATAAGGTTTATTATAAACACAATCGTGTATTTCTTTCATTTTTTCATGAGTGAACGGGTTTTCTGTATGATAGCTGTGATGTCTATGTGTATCAAGCGAATCTTGACCTGATTCAATTGATTGGTTACTTTTATATAATAAGTATTTCAAAATACTGAATCCTGAGTAGATATAACCAAACGTATTTGAAAACGTCTTTATAAGCAAGTTTTGGTTTCGATTTTGACTTCTATCTACTAATGCTGTACTACCTGTGTCAATAGTAACCATAGTTGTATTGTTTTCGATACAATCTTCTGCAAAATGAACGCGCAATCTTCGCAAATAGATTTTCCCTTTATATGTGGTTATAAAATCAATAATAGGTGTAAGTTGCACCCCTATTTTTCTCTTACCATCTTCAGCGTCGGGTATCTGGGATGTTCCAGATTGCCATACATATACACCCTTCAGTGGTTTATCTAAATATGTAAAATCTGGGTTAACAACTACCATGGCAATATGCGAAAAGTCACTTTGCGAACCATATTTTATAAGCCACCCAAATAATCCAAGCCCCTTTTGTTCAAGGTTGTCGCATAATAGTAAGTCACCTGTTTTTAGCGTATCGATACACTTTACTACTTCTATAATTTGTTCATTATTTATCATTTTCTTATAATACTCTTTATAATAGTAGTAGTAAACAATATATATAATCTTTATATTTATTGTTTTATATAATTATTACTCTTAGATATTTTATTTGTTGTAGTCTTTGTTATCATCTTTAACCTTCTCAATATTATTATCATATTCTTCTTCTTCGCTTTCCTCTTCGCTTTCCATATCAAACGCATCTTCATAACTTATACAGAATAACTCTTTAAAAGCAGTCATTAGTTGTTCAAAGTATGACTTATCTTTGCATAAAGTATTGCATACATTTTCTGAAATAGCAATAGCTAATTCAACTCTACAAAAGAATTTGCAAAATGTGAGACCTTCTGTTTTCAATATTTTATTTATTTCATATATTTCTTCCGCTCCAAAAAATACTTGTTTAAGGTTTAGTGTATTATAACATATCTCGTACACACCTTTTATAATTTTGTCATTTATTGTGAGTTTTTTATTCTTAATTAATTTAAGACTTTTCTCTCCTTTCTCTCCTTTCTCTACTGGCTCGGAAAGATAATTTACAATATACTTTGCAAGCTTCTCGAAGTTTCGTGACACCAAAATCTTAAAAAAGTTGAAAAATATATTCTGTTCTTCTCTTGTAAGTTTACCAATAATACCATAGTCAATAATTCCGATTTTTAATATATGCTCTTCGCTTTGTGGAACTTTTTCTTTCATAAAAATAACATTACCAGAATGTAAATCTGCATGATATAATGAGTCATAAAAAACAGATTTGATATTAAATTTTGACAATATTTTTGAATACTTGTCTGTATCGTATGTGCAAACATTTTCAAGCCTTTCTCCTTCAATATACTCCATCACAATAGCATTTGGATTCTCTTCTGTAAAATATGAATAAACATATGGGATACACACATCTTTCACATCTTTAAATTTATCATAAAATAATTTTATATTTTCGACTTCATTTGCAAAATCAAGTTGTCCTAACATAATTTCACGATTTTCCTCAAAAATATCGCATATGTTCAGGTTACAAAAGTAAGGCATTTTTTTTGTTATATTTATTAGAAGTTCCAGTTCACTCATTGATTTTTCAAACTTCTCGACAATATTTTTGCGCCTATATTTGATAATCACTTTTTTTCCATTGAGCGTAGCTTTATATACAACTGCTATGACCCCTGATTTAATAGGTTCACAACTATCACAGGTCAAGTTAAGAAAACTTTTCCCATAAATAACAAGTTCGTCTCCTTTCATTTTTGCTATACTTATAAGTTCAAATAAACCTTTGTAGTCTATTTCGCTTTCATCATACCTTACGTTATCCGTATAATTAATAAAATAGTTGAATAAGTCTTTATTGAGTCTTTTATTGTTTGGATTATTTGCAATACCTTGAAATATTTTTGTGAAAAATATATTTTTTTCAGATAAGTCTTTTGAAATACTTATTATGATATTATTATAGTTTTCAGTTGTTTTTTCAGAACACTTATAAAGTATATAATATTTTGCATATATTCCAATACAAGAAGTTATAAAATAGGACTTCGACATCGCGGATACCATGGTTGGTTTTATTTTAATAAAAAATGAACTAACTTTATCTAATATATTTTTTGCCGCGTTAGGGGTTGATAACAGGGCTTGGGATGTTTCCGAGTCAAGGTCACATCTTTCAAGCAAATGACAAAGTTCGTGTGTATTGTCTGCATCTGAATCCGCGTCTGTATAGTATATATCAGGATTTATAATATCATCATTTTTTTTTGAATTATTTTTAGTATGGTTATAAAAAAAAGGACACTTATCTTTAATTCTTGCAAACATCTGTGTGTGTGTGTGTCAAATAATTTTACCTAATATAAAGTTATAAACTTTTAACAATAATTAATATATAATATCAACTATTATTTAAACTTGTTATTTATTAAAATATTATTTGGCGATGGTTGTGTATTAGTGTATTAACGTATTAACTCAATAAATTGTTTCAAATTCAAAAATACTTTTTTCATAATAAGTCCCATTATATTTTCCATATAAGTAGGCAATGTGTGACTCAATACCATTTTAAAAATATAACTAATATTGATTTTATGACACGACTCAAAATTTACAACCATCGATGATATATTGTTTAATATTTTATCATAGTTTTTTAACTCTTCTGGCGTTTCATACTCTATATCCACGCAGTTATATGTTTTTTTGTTGGGTTCACATACTTCTGTAACTTTTACATACATATACTTTGGTTTAATACCTAAGTCAGATGCAAATGGTTTAAAAAGAAAAAGAACATTCACCTCATTTATTATTTTATCATGTGATGTTGAGATTTTTACTATATTACCTAGGTCGATTTTCTCAAGACTATCCTTATTTAGTGTAAACATTAGTTTATATATATCTAAATTTATCATGTTGTATAAATTTACATTGTTATTTTCTGCTAAAAACTGCAGTAAATAAATATTATTACTTTTTTCACGTTTCAGGTGCATTTTTTCTTTAACACATATTGATTTAAAGTTATATTTTAATTCTTCATTCATGGTTACGTAGTTACTATGATTTATCTACTATAACTTATCTATATGAGTTATTTATTACTATTATTACTATTATTACTATATTTATTACTATTATTACTATATTTATTGTATTTATGTATATTTTATCAACTATAATTATTTATGTATTTAATCTTATTTTGGTATTTAATCTTATTTTCGCAAGGTTACGATATTATTCTTTCGACGTTGTTAATAAGATTCACTTTATCTAAAACATTCTCTATATCAATTTTATGTTTTAATCTAAAATATTCCGGATTTTTTAATACACGCCCAATAGTAATGATATCCATATTTATGTTGCCTGTTAATTTTATAGAATAGTTAGGAAAATATTCTTCTATTTTATTGCATCCCCAATAAAGTGGTATTGTGTGATACATAAATGGATTGACTATTTTTTCGGTAAAGTAGTGATCATGAGATGTATTTTCAATTGCAATCGTAAAGATGTAGTTTTCGCACATTTCTGCCATAGATTTGAAATCGCCATATATATTATTGTTTTCAGGAAATCGTTGTTTATAGAATTTTGCACCATTTCCCCATATATCTATAGGTAGTCGGTGTTTCAGTATATAGCTTACAAGTGCGTGTCGATATTTGTGTCCTATCGTATATGACTTATGCGAAACCATGATTGACATTATTTTTGTTTTTTTATTTGGAATAATACTAATATTTGAAGGCATTTCATGAAAAAGGAATCCGTGATGTCCAATAAATGGAGGAGATGGTAGTGAGCTAACACTACCAATCAAATACTTGCCTATACTTTTTTGTGCAAACTCAATAAAGTTATTAAAATATAAGTTTAAACACGAGTTATTCGGCGGTTCGTGTGCAAAACCTATAACACAATTTTTTTCTACATGAATATTTGGCGGAATAGGACAATTTAATAAAAACACATGTGTATATGTTTCAGTGGTTGTAATGTATATTTTTTTAGTTTTCCCATATTCATCTATTTTTTTATAAAGACACATTCTTTCATAATTTTTTTTACATACTTCTGATGTGCAAAAATCACTGAAGAATCGTATTCTTATGTATTTTTTTTTTAAATCAGATATAATATTTTTAAAATATTCACTTTCATAGCATGTTTTATAGTGATTCACTTGATATGGTGTTTTATGTATCAGTGTAACTTGGTTTATGTTATACAATACTGAATCATATATTGTTAACTGAAGCCATAAACGATTCATATTAAACTGCGCCATTTTATCTGACTCAGTATCTATATCTTCTGCATACTCTTGTTCTTGCATGTATCGCAAAACATCTCTTTTAAAAACAACACTACTATTTATAAACGGGTTTACTTTAAAAAGATTATAGTTGTATAGACCATTGATTGGTAGTTCGGGTTCCATATCAGAGTCATATTTACTTTTTGTTCCAACTACATCTATTCGTGGAAATTCTTTAAGTTTTGCAGCTTGAAGTTCTAATTTATTGGGTTCCCATATATCATTTTCATCTAATATTCCAATATAGTTGTAAACTGCATCATTATTTACTATATGTAACAATGTTTGAATATATGTTTTAAATTCTTCTCCATAGTTTTTTATTTCAATTCTTTTATCTTCAAAAAAGGGCATGATTAATTTTTCTTTTTGACTTGTATTATTATAAAATATCACTTTTAATTCCCAATCTTGAAATGTTTGATTGATTACAGATTGAACACATGATGATATTAGCGAATGCGTTATTTTGGTCGTGTTACGTATAATACATACGATGGATATCATCGTATCGTATTTTGTGTATAAAAATATATATAATAAAAATATATATAATAAAAATATATTTTGATATCTTTATTATATTTTGGTATACTTTGAATTAAATATCTAAACTAATTGTATTCTTCTCAGATTTAGGTTTACGTTTTGTTCTACTTGGCATATTATCATTTTGCAAGTCTTTCAGCTCGGAAATACTGATAGTGCTTCCCTTTTCTTCTGCATTATCATTTGCACCGGTGCTATTGCTGCCGCCGTTGTTGCTACCATTTCCAGGAATATTTATACTTTTAGTTTTAAGTCCGGAAAGAATATTACTAATATCACTTGGTCCCCTCATTTCAGGGCGCGGATTTTGTGGGTTAGGAGGCGGTGCTCCACGCATCGACTTATTTGCAAATGCATTTACAAAATTATCTGTCAGATTCACTCCATCATTCATACCTCCTCTACCAAAATTAAGGTCAGGACGATTCGAAATATCGCCTTCTCTACGGGGGGGTGGAATCGAATTTGGTCCTTTTGTAGCAACAGGTGCGGGTGGCGGACGCTGGTTATTAAAGTTGCTCGACATTGGCGGGGGCGCTGCCATGCCTCCTCCTCCCATGCCACCTCCCATACCTCCCATCATGTCTCCCATAAAGTTACCAAAATTTGGCGATGATTGTGACATCGTGTTCACCGCTGCTTGTGTGAATTGTTTCATAAGTTCGGGATTCTGGCGCATAATATCATCCATTCCTGGCATGGCAGATTTAAACATCGTATTTGTCATATGAAGCATGATCGCGCTTCCACCCAACTGGAAAAGTAGTTTCAATTCTGGTGCCATCTTTGCTTTCGACTTATATTTCTCATGTAATTCCCCAAAAATCTCGTCATAGTCATCAACATTTTCATTGATCTGCTCTGACCATCCATCCAGTTTCAAATCAAAAGGGTCGAATTTATTATTCAAAAATTCCAGACCCGTGATTGCAGTCATCAGCAGTTTTTGCTGAAACTTGATGCTATTTTTCTTCTCGCGTTCTTCGACATGTGTCTCATATTCGCCCTTCATTTCAAGCAACGACGACTCCATGCTATATTTCTTACTGAGACGAACACCTTTTGACTCAAGTTCTTCCAGTTTTTGCAATATTTTAAACTTTTCGCGTAACAATTCTTCTTTTGACATCTGAGGTGTTGTGTCGACATTTGCATCAGGGTTTAGTGGAATATTACTAAATTTACCAAAACCATCCCACGTTTTATTGTCATTGTCTGTATTCGCAGTAGATGCACCAACATTGCTGCCACTGACATTATTATACCTTGCTTCAGAATATCCACCATCGCTTGCATCGTCGTCGTTGTAATTGCTCAGTTTTATGCTACTGCTAGCCCCTGTCCCTGCACCTGCACCGGATGATCCGAAAAAGTCTGATTTAAAATTCTTTGATAATTTTTTTACTCCGCCGCTGCTACCACCTCCCACAGCGTCCGACAAGTCATTCAACTCATCTTCCAAGTCATTTAAGTCATCCAGTTCAATATTGTCGCCACCGCTACCTCCGCTACCTCCGCTTTTACCACCGCTTTTTAGTTTATCATTCATAAGCAACTCAAGGCCTCCACCAAAGTTGACGGATTTGGCACCACCACCGCCACTGCCACGACTACTTTTATTACTAAAGCTATTATCTAAATCAGATAAATTTCCAAGGTCAATCACTTCTTCCATAGTATTGTATGATTCAATAATAATAATCTATAATTTTAATTTTAAGTTTGTGCGCATTATAAATATATATTTTGCGAAAATATATGCGAAACAAAGAATATAACTTTTAAATTATAAAATAGTCAACACAATTATACTATTTTTATCATATTTTTGAGTGTAAGATAATATATTCCTTGTAAAAAACAATCTGCAAGATCATCTTTCTTTTTATTTTTATTCAAATACCCTTTAAAATCTTTAAACTCTTCTTTTGTTTCTAAAAGTTCGGCAGTGATTTCAACACTTTCAGCTTTTCGTTCGGTGTATGTTGTTTTCCTTTTGGTCATAAACATTTTTAGTTTATTGGATGCCGAAATAAATTCAATATGGAGCGTATGCTTCATTATAAAGTATTGTGCAATCATTCCTTGCAATGTTTTCATCCGACTTGCAATCGTGCTAATTTGGTTTTCAATAATGGCAATGTCCATCCTAATACCCAGCCCTCCCATAATTTTATCCAACTCTTGCATCATATTTTTGCCGATAGTTATTAAATCAACATCCATTGCTTTGACGTTTTCTATGTGTTCTAAATAGTTGGCGTGTAACTCTTGTTTTATCATATTAATAAGTTCGTCTTTTGTATTTGAGTTTGGTTTTTTTGTCGGGTTTGTATTTATTATTTTATTCTCGTGTTTCTCTCCTTTCTCTCCTTTCTCATCTCCAATAAGAGATGGAAGGTTACTAGAGCCAAAGTTATACTTAACAATTAGTTCTTTGATGTCTACTAATTTCATTTTTCTTATTTTTTTACTATTTAATTCAGATGTTGGAACTTTATACTTGGATGTTTTTGCATGTTTGTTACAAAAGTATTCGACTTGGGTTTCATTTTCACAATTATCTTCTTGATTTTCGTGTTTCTCTCCTTTCTCTCCTTTCTCTATCGTTTCATAACCTTCCTCATCTTCATCCTCGTCCTCGTCCTTGTCACTATTTGTGTTAAACGTCTTACAATATTTTGCATCTTGTGCGCATCCTAAAGTGTTACACTTTCTTACTATAGGGGTGCAAAGATTGATAACATCCCATTTTAATATTTTTACTTTGGAATTCGTTTCACACACTTGAAAAATACAATATGCTAAATTTTTCATCCCAACATCAAAGCTTATAATGTTTTTCATGTTTTTGTGGCATATAAAAATACATAATATGTTTTTATTATGTATTTGAGGGAATATATTTGCAGAATAAATGTATTAGGTCATGATTTTACAAATGAAGATTTTGGAACACGTCTAGTTCCATGCCCGTTTACTTTGACAGAACGTAGTGCCATCTTATATGCTCTACTTGTTTTATGATTGCATCCCTTGTCAAGAATACTAAAATCAACTGCAGCGCTTTTCCCACCCGTGATTGCACTTGCAAGACGCGCTCTTCCCCATGAGTGCGCAGTCTGGTTGGGTCTACTACCGGATGAAAAATACGCACCTTGGCCTTTCTTTTCAATCTGGCGAAGCGCAGAAATACTGCATCCTGTTTTTTTGGCAAGTTGTGACGACGGGAGAATATCTTCTACTCCATATATTTTCCTCGCATGAAGAATATGCTTTGATACTTTGCCGGGATAAGATGCGACGGCTTTTCGCGTATAATATTTTTTTTGCTTATAAAGTTTGCGAGATTTGTCTAGTTGCTTTTTTTCGATTAAGGTGTCGCGTCTTGATAAAATCTTTGGTAAATATTTTGACGCATAATGTTTTAAGGTTTTTGGTTTCATAGGTATTTGTTATGATATATATATAATATGTTGTTATTATTTTAAAGGATTGTGTAATATTAGTCATTATTCTAATCATCTTGCATTCTACTACTACTTTCCTCATCAACTATACTTAATCCTCGCCCACGACTAGTAGTTGGTTTTTTAAATTCTTGTTCTTTGGCCATGATATCTGCTATATGCTTTTGAGAAAAATGACTTGATTGTCTTCTTGAGAATCTACTTGGTTTGTTAAAACCTTGTACTTGTTCAGGATTTCTAGAACTTGCTGATGTTCTACCTGAAGGCGATACACGTGGAGTTAATTTTACAACCGGACTTTGTGGAGTAGGTCTTACTATTCCCCTCCTGGATGTTTGGGTTTCACGTCTCATCCATCTACGTGGACTTATATCTACATCAGATTCAGCCGATGATAATGAGTCGAACGTATTGTCTCGAATAATACATGATTTAACATAAGGAGAGTCAAAATCAATAGTTAATGTTCCTTGAATACGATGATTACCTGAAGATATTTTTGGATTTATTTTCCATACTATATGAGGAGTTGTTGATTTTGCAGCTATTCTACTAGTTATAAGTGTACACATCCTCCTTGCTTCTGCATCATCTTTTTTACTTTTTATTAAATTTGATACTTTTTGTATATCTTCGTATAATTTATTCATTTCCTGTGTACTACATTTTGAAAATAATGGACGAAACAATTTTTTTAAGTCTAACCTTAAAGTGCTATCAACACTCATATGATGTCCGGAAATAGTATAATTAACAAAAATCATATGATACGGAGCTGGATCACGAAGACTATTTAAAACATTTGTCGGATATCCTGCATCTATAGTTTTTACTTCAGTAGGTGTTAGTTGTTTTGCTTTAACGCTTATATTTGTTGGTTGACCTGTATTAGGGTCAGTATAAAATCTTGAAGGAATATCATTTGGTTCTTGAGTAGGTAAAGCTAAAACTAGATTTAATAATTCTCCGCCATATTTTTCAAGAATTTTTTGTATAACTAGTTTTTCAATACGCTTCCCCCATCGTGTTTTAGCAGGGCTTGTTGGAAAAAGTCGCAATCCTCCGAATTGTGTTAACATATTAACCTTACGCGTAGTTCTATTCTTTGTTGGTTTGTTTCTAAATGTATGTTTTCGTCGGCTTGTTTTTAAACGTCGTCGCCTTGTTGCCATTTTAATTGTTATTTGTTTAAAAATTACTATATATTATTACTAGATATTATGTTATTTTATTTTGAAAAAATAAGATAACATATGATTGGTTCTAATTTTACATAATTGAAATGTTTAATTAACTAACCTCATCCATATCGACTTTTACTGATTGTCCTGATAGTAGTCCACTTTTCTTTTCAGCTTTTTCACTTTCAAACACCCAACTTGGTATTCCGCGCGTGCTTGATGAAGATTTTGGTGCGGCGTTTATACTAGTTTCATAAGGATTAAGACGCGATTGTTGTCTGGATGGTGTTCTTGGTTTTTTTGGTATTGGTCCACTACTTGCACTTGGTATTACACTTGCACTTGGCATTGCACTTGCACTTGGCATTGCTGGTGATGGTGTTCTTTCTCTTTTTGATGGTGCTGGTGCTGGTGCTGGTGACATTGCTTTTTTTCTACGCCCGCTAGTTGCACTTGGCATTACACTTGGCATTACACTTGGCATTACACTTGCACTTGGTATTGGTTCTTTGGATTGTGTTCTCTGTCTTTTTGATGGTATTGATGCTGGTGCTGGTGCTGGTGCTGGTGCTGGTGCTGGTAGTGTTAGCGGTTTTAGTTTACCTCTTGCACTTCCTCTTGCACTTCCTCTTGCACTTCCTCTTGCACTTGCACCAGGTGATGCAAAATAAACACGTTTAAGATGTTGAATATAATTAGGGTCTTTACGCATAGCATCCATAACAATTTCTCCAATTTGGTTTTTTTTACCTGCAAACTCTTCCAGTGTAAAATGTTTCGAAAAAGGTGTTGGTCGGTTGGATCTTCTATCAACTTGTAATACAATGTCAGCAAAACTTGCCACATTGCCTTTTTTAGATTTTACGGCTGTTGGAGTACTAACCAATGATAGGAGCGGGCTCATCACGGGTTTATTGTCTACTTCACAAAAATCTTTCAAATCATGTAAATCTAATGCTACTCTAGCTTGAATTCTATTTTTAGCAAAGGCAGGATCATTCTTTTTGGTAGATGCTCTTAAGAATGATTCTGCCCTTGTTAATATTGCATCTACTTCTTCACAAATTCTATTTCCTTCAGCACGTATTTTTTCATCATCACTTTTTACATACTCTGATGCTTTTCTTAAATCCATAAGTATCTTTATTTTTGCACCTGGGGTTAAATTACCACATAATGTATCACCTGCGGCTGTCATATTTATTCTTACAATTTTACGAACAAATATAATATTACCAGGTCTAGTTTTACCATCTGTTTCTACACCTAATTTTGATAACTCTAGTATTTCTTGCTGTTGTAGTTGCGGAAGTGCGTAATCAAATTTCGTGTAAAATACTACTATCATAATAAAAGGAACATCACTAGGATTAAATATATGACCTAAAAAGGTAACAGCATCTCCACTATCTATACTAGCACTCATAGGATCACGACCATATTCTATTTGTTTTGCTTTTATACTAACATTACCAGTTCTAATACCTGTTAATATGTCTAATTTATCATCATTATCCGCCACATCATCTCTCACAATTTTATCCCCGTTTTCATCATCCTCTAATTCTGCAGCTTTGCCTGTAACTAATGAAACATCCTTATCTTCATCTTCGGGGAATAGTTCATTATATCTTGATAATATTTCATGGGGCAAATCATGTGCAGCAGTATTAGACATATAAATAACATCATGTTGTAAGTCTAATACAGATATAATCTTTGGTGGTAGGGACTTTCGTTGTAAAGGATCACTGATATTTATGTAAAATTGTTCAAGAGATATTCCTTGTTTTCGAACATAGTCATTTATTATTTTATTTATGTTTTTCAAAAGATATCTTGATATTATTTTTAATTCCAATTCTTTACCAGCAGCAGTTTTTGCCGCTGACAATATCGTAAGAGTTCCTCCGTCTTGAGTATTTATTATATCAGTATCATGACTACGCCGCACATGCCGTCTTGTAATACGTTTACTATATCCTTTTTTACCCCTATATCTTTTACTTAATTTTTTTTTTGTTTTTGCATGATGACGATGACGATGACGTTGACGTCGTGTATGTTTTACACCTATACGTCTTGTTACCATTTTAATTTTTTATTTTTAAAGGTTACTATATTACTATATATTATTACTAGATATTATGTTATTTTATTTTATTATTGAAAATAAGATAACATAAGGTTAAAACTCTAGCATCATCCCAATCTTAATTCGAACGCGCTAAACCTTGTATCAACATTTGTGCCTGAGAAATATGTGGTGCACTCATCCGGCTTTGCAATTCGTTGCGCGAAAGATACATATTTTTCAGGTCACTTGTTTCATAACCAAAAGGCTGGCTATTGTCTAAAGGCGACTCAAAAACAAATGGCACACTCGATTGTGAAACCGGATTTTGGCTTCCAATATAAACGGGTGGACATGCCCCGCAATTGTTGCATGCAGCTATAGAATTTGTCTGCATTATTTTGACTGCATTGTTTTGCAAAAATGTTCGGTAATCCCAGTTCGACTTAATATCATTATTTTCGCGTATTCTTTCATTTATCACTGCACCTGGCTGCCATGTCGCATAGTTTCTGCCGTCAGCCATAACCGGTGGAAAATTGAAGTGGATATTATTTGAACCCGCATAGCAAGTTCCCCAAGACATGTTTGTGTTTGTTTATAATATAAGTAACTACTATATATACTTTATTATATACTTTATTTTAATATATATAATAAAATACTTTTCTAAATAATATTCGCTAATTCGCTAACCACTAGTTGTCTATTACTGGGTCAAATGTTTGATGAGTTCTTTTTTATTAAGTTTATTGATAGCAGTCTCATTATACTGCATTCCTTCAGCTGTTAGTTTGGTCTTCAAAAGTTGTCGAAGTGCTGGGACGTTCATTGAGTTGTAGTCTGCATGCTGTTGCTTATCGGCTTTAAAAATAGTTTTAATTTCAGTAGTATCGGTGAGAGAAGTTTCTAAATGTTGTTGTTCTTGTTGTTGCGAGGGTAAAGATGAATGTTCTTCACCCTTTAATTCGGTATCATCGCTAGTTTCTTCGTCATTGGTGTCATTGTCGTCATCACTCATGTCGTCGTTGTCATCACCATCGCCATCGTTATCGTCGTCACTTACACTATTGTTATCATGTTTAGAACCGCCGCCCCCTACATGGTATAAGGGTTCAGTGAGTTCAATCACTTTGATATCATCGCCAGTTAAATGTTCAACCATTTGTGACTCTAAAGCTCCGCCATTGTTAAATATTATTTTTTTTGTAGTATTGTCGTTTGTCTCTTGATTGTCATCATCATCTCCAGAGTCTGAAGAAGACTCGGACTCAGACCCGGATTCAAATTCAGAACTAGTATCGTCATCATCATCGTCTTCTTCATCGTCTTCTTCATCAGATACATCAATCAAGTCATTTGCGCGACTATGTTGGTTGGGATGATTAGAACCACCTTTCTGTTGCATTTGCATTTGCATTTGCATTTGCCTATTTTTCATAGCCTCTTCAACAATTGCCATGTCCATCTCCGTATTTCGTGGATGTCCTCCATTTCTCATATTCATCACTAAAGATTGCAATACTTTTGCCTGTTCTGTTTGTGAAACCTCTAAAACACGCAACTTAAATCGGAAGAACATAAACATTGCTGAACATATGATTAAAGTAATAAGAATATTGAAAATAGTTTGTGAATTGAATAGTGACATCTTTTATTTTTATACATAAATAAAAATAAAATATTTAACGCTTTCTTAATTACATGGACATTAAAAGTTGTTTTGTATTTTCTATTATAGTTTTTGGATATTCTAAATCGTATAAAACCTTGATACCGCCTTTAATTTTAGATATACCCCTTTCTAATTTGTATAAATATTTCACGTTGTAATCTTCTTCTAGGTCCACTTTCATTTTATAATTTTTAATTTTTTTATTTGTTTTCAGATTATTGCATAGTGAAATATAATGGGTTGTAAGCATTAGGTCGACATTCTTCATGCTTGACAAGTAGTCAATATATCCGTATGCACTTGCGACCGCTTCATAAGGGTTTGTTCCTGAATATAACTCATCAAAAATACAGAAATGTCGTTTATCTGACTCTTTTTCTAAACTATCAAGAATCTCTTTACAACGTCTTGACTCGGCTTGGAATAAACTATCGCGACCAGATGTATCTGGAATGTTTAAGTAGCTATGCAAATAGTGATAAGGTTTAATATTTGCGCTTTCATAAAACCCGTAACCGATTTGTTGTGATAAAATAATATTCATAAGTGTCGATTTAATAATAGTAGTTTTACCTGCTGCGTTTGGTCCCGTAATTATTATTTTTTTATTTATTACAACATCATTTTTAATTGGTGACTCGTGATGTGGATAGTATATCTGTTTAAAAGATGTGTATTTTTTTAAAGTGGATGAAGTTGTTGAACTTTTACTTCTTGAAGATTTTTCAGATTTTTCAGATTTTGTGGATGTTTTAGAGATGTTTGATGTATTCTTTTTTGATTTCTTATTTTTCTCTCCTTTCTCTCCTTTCTCTCCTTCTCGCAACTCATCAGCTTCATCAGCTTCATCAGCTTCATGAGCTTCAGTATTCTCATCGCTAATAAATACACATGGATTAATTCTTGAACTATCAATCATTTGCTTAATATGATCAATGTTTTCATAAAATGCATTGAATCCAAAACTATAGTCAACGCATGATTTTATGTCATGGTCAACAAATATTTCATAGTTTAGTTTCATAAGTTTTCCAATTTCAGTGAATTTTTTAAAACTAAATGCAAAGGGTTTGATTTTACTAAATACATCGCATAGCTTTTCTAGATGATGGGCCTTCGTCTTAATTTCATTTGTAAAATCGCGATAGGTTATAAGGTTATGCGACATTTGAATAACATGTTTCATGTTTCGAATCGTGTATCGGAAATAGTCATTTAGAATAAATATATTTTTATGAATAAGAATCATATTCTTGTAGAATCTGTGGCATGACATGATATTTTGGTAAACTTGAATAAAGTAAAAGAAGACAGACATAAGAACATATATGCGTTTATCCCATGGCATACTTGAAAAATCAAGAAGTGAAAATATTTTACCAATTGGGTGACTTGAAAGAATCGTCTTCAAGGATGTCATATAACTAGCCAAACTAATTTGTGATTTCTGAATCTTCAATAAGAAGAATGGAATAAATAATAAAATAACTGGTGAAAGAAGAGAAATCACAGGCGATGTGAGATTATAAATACTCATAAGTTGCATTACCATTGGCGACTTGTTTAGACTATCCAACATAGGGAAGTCAATATAACTGAAACGTTGTTTAAAATTCTTGTCGCCTGCAATATCAATCCATAGTTTATCAATTGTGTCATAAACATCGTGCGGGAAAATAATTACTCCGGTGCCTGCACCGGCGTCTTCGTCGCCGGTCTTATATGGTTTATAAGTGTAGATGTTGGCACTATCTGTCTTATCATCTGAAATCATTCGCAATGGTTCACTTAATTTGCAACCATACTGGTTGGTATAAGATTTATAAAATATTTGCGACTCTTTTAAAAATTCTGTATTTGTAGTATAGTAACGACACCATAATGACACATATCGTTTACTAAAGATGGACTCAGGTTTAAAAATTGTTTCATACATGGGGGTAGTATCATCATTTTTGACCTCAAGTAGTTCTAAATCATTTAAAATATTAGTATTCACTTCATGTTTATCTTTATCTTCTAAATAACAAATCGGGAGTTTAAAAGCAATGGATATTATGTCTTTAGTCTTTTTGTTACTATGTTTTGTTTTCTCTCCTTTCTCTCCTTTCTCTTGATTTTCACTTATTTTATGATCTTCTTCTTTCTCTTCGTTCGGGTTATCTCCTGGAAGTGTCTTCAAATATTTACTTACTTCACTTGTAAGTTGTGCGGTAAAAGAGCTTGAAGATAATTTGCCTGTTGGGTCTCTCTTAAGTTGTTCTTGTTTGATTTTATCATTTATTTCTTCTAGTTTTTTAAGTTGTGCTTCTTTCACATCTGTTAAAATTTTATTAATATCAAACATACTTTTATAGTTGTATTCTTATTATTATTCTTATCGTTATCGTATTTATATCTAAAAATATAAATAATAAAATAAATATACGAATTTATTTTATTATATGTTATAACATATATAAAATGGAAAACTATAATACTGAGTTTGGTATAATTACACTTTATGAAAATGATTTTATTATTGGTAATCAATTTAAAAATGGTAACTACTGGGATATTGATACATTAAATAAATTAAAAGAATATATAAATCCGAATCGTAATATTTTAGAAATAGGTGGGCATTGTGGAACCTCTTCTATTATTTATTCTTCTTTTTTAAATAAAGAACAAAAAATTTATGTTTATGAACCACAGCTAAATATGTATAACTTATTGGTTAAAAATATAAATCAAAATAATCTTCAAAATAAAATTATACCTAATAACTTAGGTGTATTTTGTTTCGAAGGAAATGCTAAAATGAATAGTATTGACTTAGGTGCCACTGGTGGTGTGGTTGAAAAAAGATACAATGAAGAAAGCCACTTAGATTGTAACTTTGGTGGAATTGGATTAGGTTCGGATGGCGAAGATATTCGTGTAACAACAATAGATAATATGCATCTAGATAATATCGGTTATATTCATTGTGATGCACAGGGTTCTGAAAATTTTATATTCTCAAAAGGGTTAGAAACCATAACAAAATGTAGACCTGTTATATTCTATGAAAACAATGAAATGTATGAAAAATATCTTTATGATAATGTATGTAATACATATTTAGAATATAATGAGGAAAGTAAATTTGACATCAAAAAATATTGTATGGAAGAATTAAAATATTCAACTTTTATAGATAAATTTAATGGCGGCATTGACACGATTCTACTTCCATAAAATACGCATAATAAACGTAGTAAACAGAATATAAATACTACTTCATTTAGTTATAGTATTTATATAAAATAATAAAAAGTGAACTAATCAATCGCGATATTTGAAGGCAATTCGTCAATGATAGTATGATAGTGTCTCTCAATCTCCTTCATCATTTTCATATCCCATCGAGTAACAAAGTTGATCGCGGTTCCTTTACGTCCCCATCGCCCAGAACGTCCAATACGATGCAAATACTTAAATACACATTTTGGCAGGTCAAAGTTTAATACTGTTCTAACCTGCTGCACATCAATACCACGCGATGTAACATCCGAAGAAATAAGAACACGATGTTTACCAGCTTTGAACTCGCTATATGCTTCATCACGCTTCGACTTTTCCATATTGCTATGGATACAACATACAGGAAATCCGTCGTTTTGCATCGCCTCCGTCAAATCCATCACACGCTTGATACTATTGCAGTAAATAATACACTGCGACATTGAAATAATATTGAAAATATCCTTAAGTGTCGCATATTTTTGAGAATCGTCATTTAGGGCTACATAATATTGTTTAATACCTTCTAAAGTAAGCAGTTCCGATTTCACTAAAATGCGCACAGGGTTGCGCATAAACTTATCTGTAAGTAATTGTAATTCAGGAGGTAATGTTGCACTAAATAATCCCACTTGCACGTTGTTGTTCAAGTATTGGAAAATATTGTAAACTTGTTCCTTAAATCCACTCGATAACATTTCATCCGCTTCATCCAAAACAAGAATAGAAATATCTTTTGCGATAATGTTATTGCGTCGCATCATGTCATAGACACGCCCAGGACATCCCACAATAATATGTGGTGTATTAGTTTTCAATTCAAATGCATCATCGTCGGTAGACGTTCCACCAATAAGTAGGTGATACTTGATACTCTTATTTATTGACCCAATACTTGTAATGACTTCATAAATCTGTTTTGCAAGTTCGCGTGTAGGTGCCATAATAAGACCCTGGGTTTTATTCAACTCAGGGTTTATATTTTGCAAGACACCGATCGTAAAAACACCCGTTTTGCCTGTTCCTGACTGAGCTTGTGCAATAATATCTCTTCTATCAAAAATAGTTAAAAGTGCCTTGCGTTGAATCAAACTTGGAGTATCAAAGCCATATGAATAAACACCACGCATAATATCTTCATTAAGAATACCTGTAAGGTCTTCCCATTTATCAAATTCTTTAGGAGGCGCAGATGTGTCAATATCAACCGGATGAATAAAAGGCTCCGTTTCAACAGGAGTTGGCGCAGATGTTGGTTCAGTTAAAGTACCAACATTGGAATTATTATAGTTTCTTTGAATATTTATATTTAAACCATCACGGCGACTATCCCTGTCCCTGTCTTTATTATCAGGATAGTTAAAATGACTTCGATTGCCTCGATTTATACGATTATTTTGCCTACCTTCAAATCTTTGTTCCGATGAGTCACTTCTATAGCGACTATTTCCATTGCCGCCATTGCCGCCATTGCCGCCATTGCCGCCATTGCTATAACCGGAGTAATTAGAACGATAACTATTTCCACCACCACCACCACCTACATCACTAGAACCACTTATACTACCACTATTGGTAGCTAATGCATTAAACTTACTACCATTATTATGATTATTATGATTTTGGTTATTATACCTATAATTTTTATTATTACGTTGAGGAGGATACTTTTCTGACATGTTATACTATAGTGTATTATAATATATATTTTTATACATTTAAGTATTTATAGTTTAAAATATTTATATTATATTATATTCAAAGAATACAACTAAGTGTAAAATATTACAACTAAGTGTAAAATAATAATTATATTAAAATCAATATAAATATGTTATAATATATAAGTATAGTAATATATGACAGAAGTAGCGAAAAAAATGATACAATATGATATGAATGATTATGAAGAAATAACAAATGCAGGATTTATATGTAACTTAACACAAGATACTTTGGATATGATTTCAAAATTATCTGAGCAAGTTGGTGCACCAACATATATAAAAACACCTATCTTTCTTAAAAAGGAAAGTCGTGTGGCTGGTTTGGGAATGGGACTGGGTTCAGCAATTAGTGCTATAGCGAGTGGTTCAAATCTCGGTGGTGGGTTTAAAAAAAATAAAAATAGAGCATCAGAAATTACGGATGAAGACTGGGAAACAATTCGACAATTTCAGACAACAACAAAACATGTTAGTGAAGGGATACAAAAGAATATAGAAAATATTCGTGGATATTTGAACAAGATGTCGGAAGCTACATTTGATAAAATGGTAAATGAAATAAAAGCAGAGATATCCCAACTCATAGAACACGATACTACGGAAGAAAACATGATGAAAATAGGTTATTCTATTTTTAGTATCGCAAGTTCAAATAGTTTTTATTCGGAGTTATATGCAAAATTATTTAAAATTTTAATGAATGAATATGATATTTTTAATAAGATTTTTGAAGATAATTATAAGGTTTTTATGAATTTATTTGATAATATTGAATACGTTGATCCTAAAAAGAACTATGACAAGTTTTGTGAATACACGAAGACAAATGACAATCGTCGTGCAATGAGTTTGTTTCTTGTAAATTTAATGAAGAATGGTGTAATTGAAAAAGAAGAGATATTAGAAATCATTAAAAATTTACAGAAACTTATTATGAAGTATATTTTAAAATCTGATAAGACAAATGAGGTAGAAGAATTGGATGAAAACTTGTATATTATTATAACAAATTCATCAAATAAAATAAAGTTTGGTGTAGATGAAGGAACAGAAAATATTATAAAAGACATTGAATTTATTAGTTTACTAAAACCAAAGATGAAGGAATATCCTAGTATAACAAATAAGACTATTTTTAAACATATGGATATTATTACTGAACTAAAGTGAGTTTGATATTAACTAAGTTAATATATACATTTAAACATAATAATAAAGATATTTGTTAATATTATTACAAGTATTATTACAAGTATTATTACAAGTATTATTATGTTTGTAGAAACTATGAAAAATGTTAATGAAAAAGTATCACAAAAAGATATAAATATTAAAGAATGGAATAGAATAAATAATATATGGCTGGATATAAAGAATAAAAATAAGATTGAAAATCCAAGCTTATATAGCACAGATTCAGAAAATTCTTCTGAAAATGTAACATTATCACCTTGCAATAATATTTTAAAAAAGTCGAATAGTTTTTGTAGTTATGATGATGAAATTAGTAATAGTGTTATTAATAATAACAATGATTTTATGGATGCATATTACGATGATATGGATGAATATGCATTTCAATCTGGTATAACACCAAATAGTATTAGGTATAAGTATACTGCTGATAATATAGCGTCTCTTGAAATAGACTATTCGCTAAATTATAACATGAAAATGCTAACACATATTGGGAACTACTATGAAATATTAAAAAATAAAAGTAGTAAAATCAATAGCGAAAATGGAAGAAGAATACGTAACAACACAATAAAAATGTGTAAACCTGAACTTATAAAAAGTATAGTGGCATTCGAAACAAATGAAATGAATTATCATATCGTATATAAATGCAAAAAAATACTGGAATATATAGAAAAAATTAAAAATGATAAATATTTTGCATCATTTGTATTATTTCCGTGAAAATATATTAAAACTATATGTTAAAAGTATATATTAAAGGTATATATTAAAAATAAGTATGACGGAAATTTTAAAAAATTCATATTTTCCTTCTGGGATAAATGATATAAAATATTGTTTGTATATTAATCTGGAAAATAGAAAAGATAGAAGGGAGCACATTGAAGCAGAATTAAAAAGTATAGGAATTAATAGTATTCGTTTTAACGCGGTCAAGTTACAAAATGGTCGAATAGGTTGTAGTATGAGTCACTTAAAATGTTTACAAATCGCCAAAAAAAATAATTGGCCATATGTAATGATATGTGAGGACGACCTTTTATTCTTAGACAAAGAAGTAGCAAAAAAACAAATGAATCACTTTCTACTATTACATAGTAGTCCAAATGATACTTGTAATGTTATGCTTATTGCAGGAAATAACGTGCCTCCATATAAAGTAATTGACAATACATGTATTCGTGTATCACATTGTCAGACTACAACGGGATATATTGTAAAAAATGCATACTATGATACACTAATTGAAAATATAAAAACGGGAATCGAAAAACTAATGAAAAGCCCTACCAATGCTTTTTCATATGCAATTGATAAATATTGGATTCAACTGCAAAAAAAGGATGTATGGTATTTACTTGCACCAGTTATTGCAATTCAGAGGGAAGACTATAGTGATATAGAGCAAAGAACAACCAACTACGAATATATTATGAAAGATTTAGATAAGCCACATCTAGTAAGGAATATGCAAAATATTAGTATGCAGTATTCAAATAATCGTTGAAATATGTATGACTAACTAGATGACCATATTATTTTACTCCACGATGGGGGACACAAATCATTTGTATTATGTGTAGGCAATGCAGGACCAAACCACTTATCAGGGTAGCAAACTATTTTATTCTGATTTGTGTTTAGATACGCTGACCACCAACTAAAAGTGCTATTTGCAATAATATTATGATTGCAGCAGCTCATAAGTAGCATTGACTGCCAATCTTGTATACTATTTGGCGCTCTTTGAAATACCATACAAGGAAATCTGTTACGCAAATATTCTATTTTTATTTCTACTTCTGCCAAGTCAGTTTCTTCGCAAAAGTATAACACAATATAGTCTGATGAAATTGTCTCTAGTTTTGTGTTTGTGGTTGGATCTGATTCTGTAGTAGTTGATAATGAAACCAATAAGTTCAATATATACAAAATACTATTTTCATAATACTTCAAATCAAGCGCAGTATAGTGATGTGTTAATGACTTATAGTCACCAAGCCGAAAATGCAAAGATATCATCTTTTTATTTGGAGATATTGTTGTCAATAGTCTTTTCATATTTTGTTTTTTTTCATTTATTTTTAAATATTTTATAATTTGGCTAGCTTCTTTTTCAAAATATTTATAACTTTGAAAATATCCAAATAATATTATACCATTCAATGGACTTATTATCATAGGATGTGTTTGCATATCAGGATTATAATGAAATGTAGTTTCTTTATACATTGGTAATCGTAATTTATGTAAAGAAATATCTAGTGTATCTTTTTTCAATTCATTTAAAAGCGTATCCCAGTAAATATCTTGACGTTTATCGCCGCCTAATTTTTTATCAGAGAAAGTAAAAAGTCGTTTTGTTTTTATTGATAAAGCCATTATCGTAAAAACTTGGAATAATTGATTTCCTAGACCTCCCATAATTACACACGATATCTTGTTTCTAAACATTTAGATATTGACTTTATATTAAATTATGATAGTAAATTTTATATGATGATAGTAAATCTTATATGTATTAAATATAAATATATTTAATATTATATAATAAGTATAATATTATATAATATAAATGGTTCGTTCAAGACTTGACCCTAGTATAAACTATACAGAAATCAAAGCATTAGATCAAACAGATACAAAAGAAACACAATATAAAGCCCCACTATATGAAGCAGAAGTTTTAGGTATTCATACTATTATTAGTATAGGACAAATAAAAAATACATTTATAGATAAAGGGATAGTATATTTCCCACTTTATCTCATAAAAGATGATAAAGTATTGTCTCAAATTGGTGTCGTTGAAGCAATGCAAGATACGATACCATCACTTTTGGATGAAGAAAATGATATTAATCTAGAAAAAGCAGAACCAGCGCTTTTATACTCATTTGTAAAAGAAAGTTTGGTTCGAAAAGCAGTATATGTAGCAGGTAGAGCAGTAGCGGAAGCAGCGCAAGCGTCGAAACAAAAGTTGAAGTCAAAGCTTTCGCTTGCTCCTTTGGCATTATCTGCATCTGATAAAGAAAGAAAAGAAGCTCTTAAGAAGAGCTCGGTATTAAGCAAAGAATTAGGACTTGAAGAAGAAGGCATAGAAAACGAGGAGGCAGATTTGCAAAGAGCAATACGTGCATCTATAATGGAAGGTTCGAAGATTCCCGATTTGCCATTAAAACATGCAAGTATTCCGGTTCAAACTCTTGACCAATTTGAGGCGGAGAGAAAGAGATATCGTCATGCCAAAGATGAGGCATGGATGGAGTCTTATTACGAAAATAATAATTTCAAAGTCATTCAAAATGCAGGAGGTGGTGATTGTTTCTTTATGATTATTTGCCAAGCATATAAAACTATTGATCCTGACACAACAATGAGTGTTATAAAATTAAGGCGTCTTTTATCTTATGCAGTTACCGAACGTCAGTTTACCGAATATAAAACATTGTATGACGATTATTCACGAGAAGAGAAAAGACTTGTTAAAGAAAACCAGGATATTGCTACAAGAAACAAGGAAATCAAAGAGCGGTTTCAAAATAGTCAGAGTAAACAAGAAAAACTAGAGTTAAAAGCAGAGTCGGAAAAACTTATCGAAAAGAATAAACGTGTAATGCAAGAATTAGATGTCGTAAAAGAAAACAAGAAGGAGGTTAAATTTATGAAAGGCATAAAAACAATTCAGCAGTTACGTGAAGTGATGCAAAAAGGTGAAATGACAAGTGAATATTGGGCTGATGCATGGGCAATCGCAGCACTCGAAGTCATTTTGAATATTAAGTTTATTATTCTCTCTTATAACGACTACAACCAAAATCAACGGAAATCATTCCAGGAAATCAATGTCATAAATTGTGGCAATGATTTGTCGAAAAGTTTAATACAGGAAATCCGTAAAAATATTGCGGAAGTTAGTAAAGCGGAGGGGTCGGCTGAAATGGGGATAGGAGCTGCTGCAGCGGCAGCAACGGCATCAGCAACGGCATCAGCGGCATCGGAAGACTACGAGTTTAATCCAGATTACTATATTATGGTGTCACACTCTGCTGAACACTATGAAGTGATTACTTACTATGGAAATGCAATGTTGACATTTCCGGAAATACCATATTGTGTTAAACTGCAAATTGTTACGCGGTGTTTGCAGGGTAAATTTTTTAATGGTGCATATAGTCATATTCCACAATTTAGATTATTTATTCAGGAACTGGGTATTGCGAAAAAAGTGGAAGAACGTGCGTTGGATGAAAGTGTGGGTGCATTATCTGCAGCGGCGGCAAATCCGCATTTCAGTGAGAATATTCAACTGGTGCATCATAAGACTGCGGCAGATACAATGCCTGGAAGAGCACAAGGTGACTATGTTTCTCAAAGCGACCGACCTGGATTTATGGAACTTGGTGGAGGTGGCCAAGAACAACGTGGAAATAATAACTGGCGAAGAAAGATATCGAATGAATGGAATGCACCATTTACATTGGACGGACATCGATGGTTATCTGTTGAACACTATTACCAGGCAAATAAATTTTTCAAGAAGAATCCTGAATTTTATTTGTTGTTTACGATGGATGCAAATAAGAAGAGCAAATATTATGAACCATCATCAATATTGTCGCGAATAGCACATGATGTGGAACTGGCAACATATGCTGGAAGAAAATTAGGGACAACAAAAATAGACGGCAAGAAAGTAGTGCTTCGTCCTGAAGAAGTGGTGATTGATCCGGACTTTTTTAATGGAAGACATGCTAGGGTTTTAGAAGATGCAACACTTGCGAAATTTACACAAAACGATGATCTTGCAAACATTTTGCTTTTAACAAATAATGCCAAGTTGATAAATTATCACCATACAAAAGAACCATCTGTTTCTGTGCACTTGATGCGTGTTCGTTCTAAACTTAGAACAAAACGAGGAGGCGTGAATGGTTACGAAGAATTGTGAAAATAGTCAATAACATGATAATAAAATTGATTTAAAAATAAAATATTAGTTAAACAAGAACAAAATAATAAAAATAACTACTATAATATGGTTTACATATATGTTCTCAAGTTAAAAGAAGACAAATACTATGTTGGAAAAACAAATGACCCTCTATTTAGAATAGAAAACCACATGAAAGAAAATGGATCAGAATGGACAAAGTTATATAAGCCATTAAAACTTATAGAACTTAAGGCTAATTGTGATGATTATGATGAAGATAAAACTACTATTAAATATATGAATAAATATGGAATAAATAATGTTCGTGGAGGTTCATTTGTTTCAATAAAGTTAAAAAAATCGTCTATTGAAACCTTACGTCTTATGATGAATAGTGCAAATGATAGATGTTTTAAGTGCGGTAAAGATGGACACTTTTATAACCAATGCAAAGAAAAATATGAAGACGAAGACGAAGACGAAGACGAAGATGAAAATGAAGATGAGGATGAAGACGATGATGAAGACGATAATAATATTCAAACAGAGTATTTATGTGAATTTTGTGATGAAATGTTTGATAATGAATATAGTTGTAAGTGTCATGAAAAAAAATGCAAAAAAAATAATAAAAAAACAAATATATATAATAGTAGTAATAAATGTTTTCGTTGTGGTAGAAAAGGACACTATTCAACATCATGTTATGCAACTATGCATATTAATGGTTATTATATAAACTATTAAATATACATTAATTATACCATATTTTTAATATAAAAATATAGTATATATCCACTACGCTCATGAACTACACACTAAGCACATCTCATCATAATTTGCTTCATTTGTTCAAATGTGATAACAGAAATAATTATAAAAAACTAATACAAATGAATAAGAAACAGCTAACAGGAAATGCAAAAAATCGTCGGCAATATGAAATCAACGACATATTATTATCTTTTTATGACACGATTGATAGTGAGTTTCATTTTTTTAAGGAAGGGGATAACAATAGTCATTTTAATAGTATTTTCAAACACAAACTTGAAAATATTCGCACATCAAGCGACAAATCTCTAGAAAAAAAAATAGTATCTGTATTGGAAAATATACCTTATATTCCGAGAAGTATAGTAACTTATATAAAAGAAAAATTCACATATGTGTTAACGTATTCATTTCGTATCAATGAGTCACGCACTGCAAAAATAAACTTCGTTATTTTTGAAGAAAGCACTTATGAGATAAATAATATAAAAAAAAAGAGCGCATCATATTTTAAGAATGCAGTATTAAAAGTATATTTATGGTTAAAAATTGCATCAAAATATGCAGCCAAAGAATGCGGTCCCCAATTGGAGAGTTTCATTTATCTCACTCCTTTCAAACGAAGTCATCCATTGTTTAGCAAGGACAGGAACATAGGTGAAGACGTCGCATATGAAGATTACGAAGAGTATGAAGAGCTATATCATCATGTAAACACAAACACACAACATGGTAGGGGCAGTGTATTGAAACCGATAAACATAAATGGAGGCGTATCAGATTTATGCGAACCAAGTGGACGAATTATCGTATATCGGAAGGAGGAATGGTTTAAAGTATTTATTCATGAAACAATGCACAACTATGGGTTAGACTTTGGTAAGATGAATATTGATGCTGCAAATGGATTATTGCATAAAATATTCACAATTCAAAAAGATATAAAACTATACGAATCATATTGCGAAGTATGGGCGAGAATTATGAACATAATATTTGAGACCTACTTTGATATAAATTCGCGGGCAAAGTTTTCATCAAGAACAACGAGGAAGAATTTTATAGAGAATCTGAAAATAAGTGAAAATCAAGGTGGCGATGTTGGTGATTTTGGTGATAATAGCACAAGCACAAAAAATATAAGAAATGCTCGAAATCGTAGAAAATTTGTAAAACAATTTTATAATTATTTACAATACGAGGCGTTATTTTCATTGTTTCAGAATATAAAAATATTAAACTACATGGGACTTGATTACAACATTATATCAAATTGCACGGATTCAAATTACATAGTTGCAAAAAAATTATACAAAGAAGAGACAAATGCATTCGCGTATTATATAATCGTTTCTATTTTACTTTCTAATTTTAATAACTTTATACTATGGTGTATCGATAACAATACAAATATAATTCAGTTCAGTAAAAATAAAAATAGTATTATGAACTTTGTTCAGTTTATTTATAGAAACTATAAAAGAAGTGAACTTTTAAATGTAATTATGGATTTGGAGATTCGTCTTGAAAGTATGGATATGGGATCAAGTTTAGTTTCTGGTTCAGATATACAAGAAACAAATAAAAACAATGAAATGTTGCGAACTATGCGCATGACAATAGTAGGGGGCTATTTATAACTTTGAACATATGTAAAACCGCAGTTTTCATGTTTTATTTTATTTTTACGCCATTCTTTTGATGCATCTTCGAAGTCTATATTTGCATGATTCTTTTTGACTTGGTTTAGTTGGGTTACTTGCTTCCATGTTTCTTCTTTTTTCAGTTGTTGGCGTGTTGTCACTGGCATTGTGTAGTTTGTGTAATTTGCGTAGTTTATATTTATGAATTAGTTATATATTTGTATCAATTTAATATATAAAAAATTGATAAGAATATATATGTACTTATAATAATTAAAAAAAATAAAGCAGTAAGTAAGTATATTGCAAATTTATAATTTAGGATATTTGTCATCATCATCATCATGGGAATTCGTGCATTGAACAAGTTTCTTCAAGCAAAGTGCAGATCATCTATTAAGTCAATACCATTATCTGAACTTTCAGGCAAAAAAATAGCAGTAGATATAAGCATTTACCTTTATAAATATATTAGTGAAAATGCGTTGCTTGAAAACTTATACCTAATGATATCAATATTTCGAGAAAATAACATTATACCAATATTTATATTTGATGGAAAACCGCCTGTTGAAAAGAATGACACTATTGCAACAAGGAAAAAAAATAAAATGGATGCACGCGAAGAGTATTATAGGTTAAAGTTACTGATTGAAAGTATGAAGACTGGAGAAGACATTGAGGTGGTTCAAGATGTAGCTACACACATGAATGAAGAAGATGCACAAAAACAAAATGAAATTAATGACATATCACACACTATGGAACAACTGAAGAAAAAATTCATAAGTATTAAATATGATGATATTCAAAATGTAAAAACCTTGCTTCAGGCATATGGAGTAACGTATTTTGAAGCACCAGGCGAGGCAGATATACTATGTGCAAAATTGGTTACAAATAATGTAGTGTATGCATGTCTGAGCGAGGATACAGACATGTTTGTTTATGGATGCAGGCGTGTTTTAAGGTATCTTAGTTTGACATTATCAAATGTCGTGATCTATGATTTGAATCATATTTTAAAGTCATTAAATATAACTAGTGATGTTTTTAAAAAAATATGCATTCTATATGGTTGTGACTATAGCGACGAGTCAGGTGATGAGTTAAAAACAAAAACATTAAATATATTTCATGCATTCCAACTATTTAAAAAATATCGCGAGATGACTAAGGAAACAGAAAACCAAAATATAGGTGCAAATGTGGTTGACTTTTACGATTGGATTATAAAAGAAAAAATTCATTCATCAAATTATATTGATAAAATAAATAAAAATATGAAACTATTTGAAATTGATGAAACTAAAAATCTTGAACTATACGATCATATTAAAATATTAAATGGCCCAATCAACAAAAAATTACTTATTGAAACTATGAAGAAAGAGAACTTTATATTTATTGAAAAATAGAATACATTTAGTTTATTTTTATATGATACTATATTATTTTTTTAATAATATAAAATATATTTATACTTAAATGAAAGTAAAAGTAAACGACATTTTGTTACAAGAAAATAAAATATATACAACATTACAGATAAATAGAAAACCTAAAATTTACATATCAGAATCAGAAAAAGAAAATGAAAAAAATAAATTATTAACATTACTAATAATCGACCCGGATGCTCATTACCCAGATAATCCAACTGAAAAATATATTATACACAATTTAGTAATCAATACGAATGAAACTATTTGGAAGTATAAATCACCAAATCCTCCACTAGATTCACCGCCACATAGATATTTTATATTAATATATAGACAACCGGCTGTTATTAAATTAGATGAACCTATCAATCAAAGAAATAAATTTGACTTGAACTCATTTGTAAAAAAATATAAATTAAAAAAAATAGATCAATTTGTTTTTATGTGTAAAAAAGTAAATTAAAGTAGTATCATTATGTTGATAAAAAATGACATATGTATTTATATGTCATTTTTTTAGTGGTTTTGTTTTTTATTTTTAGTGGTTTTGTTTTATTATTTATGAAAAAAAGGTAAGGGTAAGGGTAAGGGTAAGGGTAAGGTAAAAATATTTAAGAAGATGCGGCAACAGCTACAGGAGCAGAAGCCTTTGCAAAGTGACGAGACATGTATTGCTGCAGGTTGAAGTAAGTCAGCTCCTCACCCTTCTTGACCTGAAGCAAAGACTTCAGCTTGGAGTCAGGGTTAATCTTGCGACCATTCTCCTTATCCTGGAGACTATGAGTGCGAATGTAAGCATTGATCTCACGAGTCACCTCAGTGCGGGCAAGCTCAGTGCCAACGGGCTTTCCAAGAAACTCGGCCAACTCCTTAGAAATCAGAGTGGGCTTGACGAAACCGGAAGGAGCGCGGTTGCCAGTCTTGCGCTTACGCTTGGAAGCCTTCTGGGCAGCACGCATCTCACGAGCAACATTGCGCTCAAGGGTGCGGAAGTCGCTGCGGAGAGAAGAAAGACCGGAGCTAAGAGTGTGAAGCTTGGAGCCAAACTCAGAAAAGAGAGAACTCAGGGAAGTCTCGAGGGCGGGGCCATCAGTGTGAGCATCACTGGCGGGAGCGGCAACAACATGGGCAGCAGCAGCAGGGACGGCGGCCTCAGACTTAGGGGTCTTGGGAGCCTTGGCAGCCTTATCGGTCTTCTCGACCTTGGGAGTAGATACAGGAACGGGAGCGGGTGCTGAGTCAGCGGAGGAAGAGGGAGCTTTCTTTGCCATTGTGGTCTTTGTATACATTACTATGTGAGGTCTTTTTAAGTATTTTTAGACATTATATATTATAATTTATTTTGAACATGAAATAAAGTGACGCATATTATGGTCATAAAATATTTCATTCATGCGTTCAAAAATACAAAACGTATTTTCTTAAGGATTTTATATTATTTAGGAAAATATTAATACTATATTCTGATCAGTTTCAACCAGTAGCAAATACCAATATTATGATACTAAATAAAAATAATAAATATGATTTGTTATGATACAGAGTCATATTTATTTTTTTCTTGTTTCTCTCGTTTCTCTCGTTTCTCTCGTTTCTCATACCGCTTCGTGTCCACCATACACGCCTGCCTCATAGAGCCACGGCATCGCTTCTCTAGCAGGTTGGCTAACCAATGTGAGAGCAGTCAATACATAAAATGAACCCAATGTTTTGTTATCAATATTTATTGCTGATTTCACAAGACTTTCTATAATTTGCACATTAAAACGAATTAAAACATCATACCCCAAATTAACAAGTGTTGTATTTGTAGCAGCGTTTGTAAAATATGGCGTCCCCAAAAATGGACTACCATGAGGTGGGCATATTTCATATTTTTTAAGATTAGTAAGTTGTGCACGATAATTCCATATATCATACAACTCACGAGCAAAACGTATATGTCCTATATGATTCAATTCCATAAACCATTCTGAGTTTGCATAGTTACCATACGAATTCATTGTCTGGAATAATTCGAGAATCTTCAACTCCATTCGTTTTCTTGGGTCTATTATTTCTTGTTTTATTACTATATCAATAGGCGACTTTAGTAACGCAGATAGTTTTACGATTCTTCTAATATCTTGTTTTACACATATCGGAATACTATTTCTATTATATGGATTCTTAGTGCTTTCGCCCTCTTTTGTAATAAGATTATGTAATGATAAAATATTAAATCCGTATATAAATCCATCCATATCTCTATAGCTGTAGAATTGCTCATATGGTATTTCATGCATTTCGTCCATAGTAAAAAAATCCGTTTCATTTGTGCATATACTACGTTTTTTAAATGCCGGACCGCGTAAGTTTATTAGTTTACGATGAAGAAAACCTCTTGCAACTTTTTGTATTTTCAGAGGCATAATAGAATTCTTGCAGTAGTCATATAAACGTTTTGTAATATCTTCTTTATTTCCCGCACGAGATACTTTATATTGCATACAAAGTTTACGAAGTTCATCCATCTTATACTTTTCCGTTTTGAGTTGTTCATAGGTATAAATTGTTAACTTCTTTTTTACTGGAGGTTGAGCAGCACATTTGCGATCTTCATCTACATTTACTTTACTATCAATGCATAACTCACTTTGTTTACTATCTATATTTTTTAATTTTTTTATTGATGTTTTCGTCGCAGGTTTGGATTTTAACTTTTTATTTTTATCATTTTCACGCTTAGTTCGAATATTTTCTTTTACACTATTTATATTTGTTGGACTATCCAATTGGTCCTCTAGATGTGGTTGTACAATATCATCATCATCATCGGATGATATAACTATTATAGAAGGAGGCAACCTTCGCATTGATCTTGTTTGAATCGTAGTACTTTGTTGACTTTCTTGACTTTCTTGACTTTCTTGGTTCTCTTGTAAAATACTATTGACATCGGGCAATATTCCAGTGTCTAGATTTACAACATTTACATTAAAAATCATGTTTGTATGAACCATCATATTTTCATCGGTATTTTCTGATTCATCCAAACTATTGATGTTCATCACTATAATATTTGGAGACGTTAATGATGTCATATTTTTAATAATGGTTTATAATTTATAGTAGTTACTTATTATTCTTTAATATAATACTCTTCTATATATTATAAACATTTTTTTATATATATTATACAAATCATTTTTATCCATCCATATTACGTGCTATATGCAATCGTAAAATACAATAATAATACAATAATAATACAATAAAAATAAAGTATACTACAATTCAGTATATAAATATATAAAATATATTACACTTATAGTAAAATATATTTACTCATAACTTGTAACATCATTCAAATATTTATAAGTCAAATCAATCAAATCTGAAGATAAATTTTATAATATTTTATTTTCATCCTAATTTTGATTCCTATTTTATATTTTTGATTTATTTTTGACATTTTCATCGCCAGAAAATTGATCCAGCTTAGAAAGATAAATATGTATAGCATGAACACGCAAGTAGTCAAAACAGCAAACCAACAAGCCAACAACAATACGATGTCCGCCTCTACCACCCACGCTTCTACCAAGTCGTCCTCCTCCGCTCCCAAGGAGATTCTATGCGGCGAAACCTTCAATCCTGTAAAGGATCTCAAATATTCCAAGCCCAAAGCGAATAGCTCTGGTGGCAAGAGTGTTGGAATTCTCAATGCTTCAACCAACAGCGCAACGTATATTTCAACTCCTCTCATGATGACATGGGGTGTTTCGACTTTCGAAGACAAGAAGACTGGTGAGAAGTCATACAGCATGTCACTCCAGTTTCCCGGTGATGAATACAATACTCCTGCAATCGCCAAATTCCGCGCTAACCTTGCCAAGTTCGAGGAAAGGGTAAAAGCTGATGCACTTGCAAACCAGAAGGACTGGTTTGGCAAGACGACTCTGACTCAACAGCATATTGACTTCCAGTGGACGCCTATGTTGAAGTTCGCCAAGGGTGAGAACGGCGAGCCTGACCACAACAAGAACCCTACCCTCAATGTGAAGATTCCTATCTGGGAAGGTGTCTGGAATGTCGAGCTCTTTGACCCCTCTACTCGCAAAATCTTCCCCGATCCTTGCAACGAGCACATTACTCCAATTGACTTGATCGCCAAGGGTTCTCATGTTGCAGTCGTGTTGCAATGTGGTGGCGTATGGTTCGCCGGTGGCAAGTTCGGTGTTACCTGGAAGCTGTTTCAGGCAGTTGTCAAACCGAAGACCACGCTCCGCGGCAAGTGCCACATCAACCTGTCACAGGATGACAAGAAGTTGGTCGAGACTCAGGAGATCGATACTATCAGCGATGACGACATTCCTCGTGCATCAAACGAAGTTCAAGATTCTGATGGAGAAGAGCAAGAAGAAGAGGGAGACAGCCGTGCTCCTACAAGAGTTGCATCATGTGCTGCCCCTGCTCCTGCACCTGTTCCTACTCCTACTCTTGTTGTTGAATCGGCCGCTGACGGAGATTCGGGTGCTACTTCTGGAACCAAGAAAATCGTCAAGAAGGTTGTCAAGAAGTAGTAAACGGATGATTCAAAGTGATAACACAAAATAATAAAACAAAATGAAGCAGCAATAATAGAGTAAGTATATTATCAAGGCAAAAATATAACACAGGTAAGAAAAATAAATTATAATAGTATAAAAATCATTATAATATATGATACTAACACATATTTTACAGGTAAAATATTTTTTTACTGAATCTACACTATGCTTACTACATCAAGACAATTTATATTTTTCTAAAGCATATTTTTTATATTTTTCGCCAAATATACTCTCTAACATATTAAAGTATTGTTTTATAATAGACCTATAACTATACACTGATGTAACTGCTGATATGTTTGTAACATTTAGTAGTAAAGTTTGAAATCCTTGTAATAGTAGTTCTAAATTATTTTGGTCCTCATGACTATTACCGCGAAGTTTAGTAAGTATATCAATCATACTTTTAAAGAACACAATATAATCATGATTTGAGTCTTCGTGATTTTTATATTTTCTTAATTCCCCTTCCCCAAAGTCGATTATTTTTAATGCATACGGAGTTGACAAAGACAAAGGTTCAACTAAATAAATACTATCAGCATTAAGTGTTTTGTGAACTAAATTTGATTTTATCATTTTATAAATGCCAACTATAATATTTGCGATGAGCGTAAAAAGAATTGCAAGTTTGGAATTGTCAATCGGTTTATTATTATTTATTAAGTAACTTTCAAGAGTTGTGTCTCCACAATATTTCATATTAAACACAAAAAACTCATTCATATTATAATCAGGCTTAGATAATGAACATTTATCAAAATCGTCTGGAAGGTTAACTTTTGATAACTCAAAAGCATTGCTAAGAAGCGAGTGAAACTTACCGGTTGGATCAATTGTTTTCATCTTTTTTAGAATTTTATATTCATGACGAAATTCGTTAAATATATTATTTCGCAAAACTATTTTTGAAACTATATTATTCGAATTTGTAAGTATATCAGGTCGAAAAACACATCCATAGTTTCCCTGTCCAATGAGCGTTCCACCCTTTAAAGAAAAACGCGTATGTTTATATTTGCGAGTATGTTTTTGTCTATTTTTTATTCTTTTTGTTGTTTTTGTTGTTTTTGTTCTAATTTTTATTTTCATAATCACGCGTATAGTAGATATATATACATGTGATTATTTTTAAATATATATATTCTCAAAATACTAACTAACTATTTTTATCTACTACTATTTCCTTTTCAATATGTTTTATGATTTTGCGCTCATAGTTACTATAGTTCTCAATCGGTTCACATATTGAACGCACCATAGTCAAGTATTCAATTTGTTTACTTTCTGTTTCTACCCAGTCTGGATTATCGTTTGCCCATTGATGCAAAGCATTTCGCTCTTTATCTGCAATTTTTACAATAGTATTTTTCATTTTATCATGGTTATCATCTTTGTGCCATTTATCTTCATCCTTGATATACATAGTGTCACGTTTAATATCTGTGCAATGAATCGGGCGCTTATACACATCCAACTCTTTAAGACCTTTTATCATAACATCCGTTATACCACGCGAAATGCCATTCTTTTTTGAAAAAAGTAAATCATCAAGTGTTATTTTTAGCGAGTCAATAAAATCCGATATATTTATTGCATCTTTGCATTTCTCGTTTAGAAAAACATTTAAGTTGAAATTGTTTGTTGTATTATTTGTTGTATTATTTGTTGTATTATTCGTTATATTAGATACCTTTGGTATTATACTATTTATTTGCTCTTGTTGCCCTTTGATTATTTTCATCATCTCGCTATTGTCTTTAATAAGTTTAAGTATGAGTTTGTCTTTATTAATATTTTTTATACTTAACTCCATATCTCCGCAATCTTCACACGATAACACAGGTGGTTCAGGTATAAAGTCACATATTTTAATATGCTTCCATAGTCCAGAGCGAGTATTATATGTTTTTTTACATTTTTCACACATATTATGCTGTGACTTTTTTGCGACTTTTTGCGACTTTTTTGTTTCCAATGTTTCCAACGTGACCATACGTTCATGTTTTCTAGTAGAGACGTGTTTATCAAAGTCACATTTCTTGCACGTAAAATAGTCACAACATTCACACGAAAAAATTAGCGACTTTTTGAGCGACTTTTTTGTTTCCATTTGTTTCCTAAAATATATGGACATTTTTTTTTAAGTCATTTTGCAAAATTTGTTAAAATTTTATCGTAACAAATTTTTCAACTTAAAAAAGCAAATGAGACCATTATGGTCTGAATGAGATTTTCAACATTTTTTTCAAATCTAAACCTGGAAAATGAAAAATGGACATTTATAAATGTCCAATTTTGAAAAACGGGGGTAGACTTTTGAAAAAACATTACATCATTCATTCTTTGGCGTCCGCTTGCGCCATTTCCGTCGGGTTACCTTTATGGGTTGGATTGTATGGGAGGGCGATACACGATCGTGACCATTATGCAGTGGTTTGTAAAGTGGCGAAAAAGGTCGCAAATGATGGTCGGGAAGTTGGGGAGGTCATTTTGTTGAATTCTTGGGTATGGGTTTTTGGGGGATGTTTTGAAAACTTGTGGATTTTATTATTTTGAATATATATAAACAGATATATTCAAAGATGTATAAGTATGTGTATTTATTGTTGTATTTGAAATAATGGACGTTGCAATTGATTTTTATTTTGGAAATAATAACTCCGATGAAAGAGTTATACCTCCAGGTTTTATATATGAAGACTACAGATTTTTCTCAAAAACATACGTATTTTTAAAACTAGTTGGTTTAACAATATATTTAGCTACCCTAACAAGATGTGATGACGATAAATTTTATAATACTATGATTGTGTTTATGTGTTTAGCTAGTATGAATAGTCTGCGGTATGAGCATAAACACTTACAACAATATGGAACTATATTTTCATCCATTGAAGAATTTAAAGAATGGAAAAAAAGTCTATGGCCTAGGTCAAGAATCGTATTTTCTATTATAGAATTAGGAATAAAAATAGGATATTTTATTAAATCTTTTCCACCAGAGTTTAGTTTTAATAACCTATGTGATACTGGTGAAAGCATTTTTAAAATACATATTTTAGTATTGTTGTCGATATATGTAGTTTCTGGTATTTTATGCATATGTCTTTTGTCAACATCTTATTGCTATTCTTCTTCGAGACCAGCGATGGTTATACAAAACATAAATGTTGATTCACCCATTCATATTACTATTCCAATTCCTATATCGGTAATTAATAGTCAAAATGAGGAATGTTGTATTTGTTTAGATAACAATAATAGTCAACCATGGTCAATGCTACTATGTGGACATAAGTTTCATGATTCGTGTATTTCTTCATGGTTGCTTCAACAACAAAAGTGTCCGATATGTAGACATGCTATGGTAAATGTGCGATAAATTATAACAAATAAAATTGATTCATATTTATTCATCTTTGACACTTGTAGGCAAAAATGAATTTGGTTACGTTGTCAAGGTTTTATATCAGTTACTTACTATTCAATGTTGGAGGATGGGTATATTTTGGATACTTATTATACTATACGAATCATATAACTACACAAACATGCAATAGCTATACAAAAGAATTGATTGATGTAATTAAAATATTTGTAGGAATTTCGATGACTTCGACTAGTTTGAATATTATGGTTATGACAAATAATATTTTGAATATGGAGTTTCAGTCAAGTTATAATAGTTTAAGTATTGAAAACATGTATTGTTTCTTGATACTAACCTTTACGTTCTTATCTATATCAGGTATAATTAGTTTGGTGATTTTTGGTATTACGTCAGGTATGAGTAACATACTATGCTTGGATAGAGATGCTGAATTTGGATTGAAGTTGTCTGTGTATGGTGTTATTTGGGTTACATTTATTGAAATACTTTTGATACTTAGGGTAATAATATTGTTCCTTTACAATATTATTATAACTGCAAATATGCACCTTTTATGCACACCAATCCTGAATATGATTAAAAATTACAGACAAAGAAAAATTGGCATTGAACCTTCTTCCATGCCAAAATATAATACAAACCATGTAACAATACCAATGCCTGTTGCTGAATCAAAAGAAACCCCAAAATTACTATGCTCCATTTGTTTAGATAACACTATAACACTACTAATCGAACCCTGCAATCATATTTGTATATGTGACAAGTGTATTAATTCATTGGTTAGCAAAGAGTGTCCTATTTGTAGAACAAACATATCAGCAACAAGAAAAATCTATTTTGCAAATACAGGACACTAATGTAAAGGAATAATTAACTTCATTCATTAACTCTATTATTTTCTTTTATCCGCCAAAATAATAGAATGATATTACGAGAGAAACGAGAGAAATAATTCAGAAATAAGAACTATGAGTCATATATTATAAGTATAAATTATAAGTATAAGTTACAACAACTCTATATTGACAAAAATAGATGATCTTTCACTAGTGTCATACATATTTTTTGAATTTATTATAGGTATTCCTTGTCCTTTTATTATGTGTGTTTGATTTTCTTTTATATATAATAGACTTGATGCAATTGAAAAATATTTACTGCCAATTTGAAATGATATTTGTTTCTTTTCTAGTAACTCGGTAATCTTCATACGTAAGTCAATATAAATATCATTGTTTGTGTCAATATAAATATGTGAAGGAGTTGACGGCATACAATGAACGATTAAATCAATTGGCGTGTTATCTTTTTCACCAATTTTGTAATACAACTCTGTATGCCAAAGTGGAATATAATATTTTTTTTCATCATGATCCAACACATATATATTGTTTTCTCCAAACAAATCATCCAATGAAACAGAAATAATAACAAGATTATCTAACTCCATTTTCTTTCGTATGATTCTCTCAAACAAAAGAAGTTTTTCGTTGCTTATATGAAACACTGCATGATATTTGTGTATGATTTCATAAATAGTAAACGCGGTTTCTTTATCCATATCTTCGAACATTTTTAATGATAATTCATGACAATCTTCTACTATTATTTTTATAATCACGTCCATAGTTATCTTTGCATTCTCTTGCGAAATATTCGCATACATTTTTTGCATCAATGATTGTGTAAATATTCTAAAAATATCCATATAACTACCGGCTCCTGTGGTATTTGATCCTTCTGACTCATCACCTGAATCCATGTGAGAAACGTGAGAACCGAGAGAAACGGATAAATTATATAAATATAAATATGCATTGTTTATTTCCTTGAACTTTTCACACGATTCGTCGCTGTTGTTATTCTTATCTGGATGATGTTTCATTGCATGTAATCGATAACTTTTTTTCAAGTCATCCATAGTATAATTTGATTTTAGTTTTAATACTTCAAGAGCATGTTTTATATCCATTGATGGTTGTTATTAGATTATACATGTAATTTTCTAAGTGGTAAATTGGTCTATAATTATTATTATAATATTGGAAAAAAATAAATGTTTTTAATAAAACATCTGTAATATTATCTTTATGTAATATGTCTGTTTTAATTAAACATGATAATATATACCATATACACTCATTTATATCTAGATCATATATTAATATTTCATATAAAATATCGCGAAATTTTAAATAATTAATAGTATCAGGATTTTGTATTGATTCTATAATATTATTACATATACACTCGTGGGGATTTGTTAGTTCGTTTGTATTTACAATAATATTTTTAATGTTTGATACAGATGTCAAGTTTTTATAATTATCAGATAGTGATGCTGTTTCACCAGTATCTGATGTAGATGTATGCGTATTTGTAATATTAATAGTTTTTTTTTGTTTGGTAGAAGGGTTAATAGTATGTAGGTTACTTTCATTATTTATATCATTGTCGCTATTAATATTATCAATGAAACACACATCTTCGCCTTGAACTATTTCATTTATCGAATTTGTTATATTCGCATACACATGAATATTTTTATTGGGGTGCAACGAATTTATACACTTATTATAATATCCTAATAACGGGCGCGGAATAGAAATGATTTGAGAGTTATTTAAAATATTATCAGGTATAAAACTAATGTGTTCGGTAATAATTATAAAAAAAAGTTTTATTTTATTAAAAGCGCGATTATGCATATAACTATAAAAAATATCCAATAACTCACTATGTATTTTGTGAAAATATTTACATAAAATAATTCCCGTTGTGTCTATGCGCATAGAAACAACATCTGTAATCTGGTTATAAATATCATTCCATAGAACCTTGGAATTACAACCTAATAATGACATGTCAACTTCAAAATGAATATCGCTTATTTTTATAATAAAATTTTCTTTATTCGAATTTATAGTAAGACGTTTTTCATATTTTAACTCAGAGTTACTATATTTTTTAATACACTGCAATGCTTGTGTATATTTACCAACACCTTTTGGGCCATATAAAATTATATTTTTAAGATTTTCTATTTTATCAGGTAACGAGGTTTTAAATATTTTTTCTATTTTTGGATGAAGCGGTTCAGTTTGATTTGATGATATATAGTCATCAAAATGTGTTTCAAGAAATTTCATTTTAATGTTATATTATTAACTTAGTTAATATAACTAGAACCAATAGATTTAAATTATATTTTAGTTTAATATTATAGATTTCATTATGAAATACTTAAATATATTACAAGTATTATAGTAGTGTAAGTATTATAGTAGTGTACGTATTGATAGTTAATAACATATAATAGTTAACAACATACCATAAATGAAACTAGTAACAATAGAGCCTGAAAATATTACAAAAGAATATATATATTTTAATGAACCCATTCAAAACAATATCATCAACGAAAGTCGATATATTAGAATATTATATTCAACACCTAATATAGTTTTCAACGGGATTCATGTTCTTATAAATTTAACGACTGACAATATAGAAAGACAATATAATAAAAATATTTTGTATTATAATGTAGAAAAAAATACACAAGCTATTAATAGTATCAAAAAAATAGAAAAAACAATTTTAAAAAAATATAATTCATCGAAACATCCGTCTTATAATTTATCAGAACTTCTCGATGGTGGTGTTGTCCGATTATTTACTGACCTGTCGGAAAAAAAGAAAGTAATGAATATTATACTTAAAATATCAGGATTATGGGAAGATGACGAAACATATGGGGTTACATATAAATTTTTTTCGGTCTAAAATTATGGTTATAATATGTATTGTATTGTATTGTATTGTATTGTATTGTATTGTATTGTATTGTATTGTATTGTATTATAATTTAATAGCTTCTTCAAATGAAATATAAGTTCTGTTATGAGGATCCTCTATATGACCACCATTTGGTCCATTTGGTTTATCTATATAATTTGGATACTTATATATTTTTTCTACATCATTCATATTCATAAAGTTAAGTTTTTTATGTTGTATAATATCATTATGAATAAAAAAAGCATTTACACCATTATTGTCACAATAAACTAACGAATAGTTATATTTTTCTGCCAGTTTATGCAGTGACAATAAAGATGCACCGCAGTAGTTTGTGTAATCCCACACTCCATTTTTGTCATAAATAACTATTTTATCTTCATGTGGTAAGTGTGTAGCATTATATTCACAAATAATTATAGCACATTTATAATTTTTTAATACTTCATGTAAACAATAAAAGTCATTAAAATCAATATCTATAGATAACACATTTATTACTTGAGGAACATTATATTTTCTAAATAGTTCTACTATATTTTCTTTCGTTACGAATTCTTTTTTTAAATTTATACTATGATTTTCATTACCTCCATCCATTTGCAAACCTTTCCATTTATATTTTTCTCTAAGTATTCTTGTATTACATTCTTTTCCATTTTCAACGCCAAATTCTACGTAGAATTTATTAATATTACTAATACTATTATTTTTACTATCTGTATATATCAACTCTACCAGTTTCATAGTAACGCCATCTTCGCCATTCTGAGAGAATATTTTATTTTCAAATATACTTAAATCCATGTTTAAACTATATAAACAAAATAAATATAAAAATATGTTTAAAACATTTTATTAATATGTTATTAGTTAACAAAGTAAACAAATCAAACTAATGAAAAATATATTAGTAACGGGTGGATGTGGATTTATTGGTTCAAATTTTATTAATTATATATTAAAAAAGTATGACGATGTTACTATTATTAATATAGATGCTATGTATTATTGTGCATCCGAATTCAATATTGATAAAGATATTCGAGAGTCATGTTTGTATAAAAATAGATATAAGTTAATTAAGGGCAATCTTTGTTCCTATGATTTGGTAAGACATATTATAAATGACTACTATATCGAATACATTATACACTTTGCAGCGCAAAGTCATGTGCAAAATTCTTTCGAAGATGCTCTGCAATATACTAGTGATAACATAGTTGGAACACATAATCTTCTTGAAGTTGCAAGAAAATATGGAAAACTTAAAAAATTCATACATGTTTCAACCGATGAAGTATACGGGGAATCCATGATTGAAAAAAGTGAAAACAAAAAAACAGAAGAAAGTATATTGTGTCCTACAAATCCATATGCTGCTACGAAAGCAAGTGCAGAATTAATCGCGCAATCTTACTACCATTCATTTCATCTGCCTATTATCATTACACGAGGTAATAACGTATATGGACCTAACCAATATCCTGAAAAAATAATACCACGTTTTATAAAACTTTTGAAAGAAAATAAAAAAGTAACTATTCAAGGAGACGGGTCAAATGTGCGAGCATTTATTCATGTTCAAGATGTAGTAAAGGCGTTTGATATTATACTTGAAAAGGGTATTATTGGTGAAATATATAACATTGGATCAGATGATAATGAGGAGTATTCTGTTTATCAAGTTGCAAAGATGTTAATTCAAAAAATAAAAAATACTCATTTGTATGAGGAGCATATTGAATATATTGAAGATCGACCTTTTAATGATAAAAGATACTATATAAGTAATGCAAAAATAAAAAGCTTAGGATGGAATATTGAAGAAAACTTTGATAAAGGAATTGATGAACTTATCAAGTTAAAACAGAATTCTTAATAAAACTATATAAAAATAAAATAAAAGTGTAAGTATACAAAATATAAAAGATAATGAAAGTATTATTATATGGCAAGAACGGATGGATTGGTGAGAAAGTTTATAGTTTGCTTATCCAAAAAGGTCATGATGTAATTATCGGAAATGCAAGAGCAGAGAATAGCGAAAGTCTTGAAGAAGAAATATACGCATTTCAACCTACAAATATTATTTCGACAATTGGCAGGACACATGGCAAAATTGGTAACAAAGAATACACAACGATTGACTACCTTGAACAACCTGGCAAAATAAAAGAAAATGTTCGAGATAATCTTTATTCACCTGTAATGATTGCACTTATCGCCCGTAAGTATAATATCCATTACGCATATTTAGGAACAGGCTGTATTTTTACATATGATAGTGAACATCCTTTTGCAGAAGAATTGAACGGGTTTACAAGCGATTCAAAACCGAATTTTTTTGGTTCTTCGTATTCGATAGTAAAAGGATATACGGATATGTTAATGAAGGCATTCGATAACGTGCTAAATGTGAGGATTCGTATGCCAATAACAGATGAGATACACGCGCGTAACTTTATAACCAAGATTACACAATATCAAAAAATATGTTCGATACACAATTCGATGTCGGTATTGCCAGAGTTATTGCCGATTATGGTTGACATGTGCGAAAAGGGGACGACGGGAACTATAAATTTAACAAATCCTGGACTAATTAGCCATAATGAAATTTTAGAAATGTATAGAGAAATAGTAGATGCAAACTTTACATGGGAGAATTTTGATATCGAAGAACAACGCAAAGTATTAGAAAGTGAACGTTCTAATAATTTTTTAGATACTTCAAGGTTAGAGTCTATGTATAAAGTGAAACACATCAAAGATGCGGTGAGGGATGTGTTATATAGTATGAAGGAAAAAAAGAATGAGAAAGGAACAGAGTCTTAAAAACATGTAGAAAATAAACGAAGAATTACCTCCATAATACCAACACACAACCCGTTTAATATAAACAGCGTAATACTTAAATATAAGGTTCCGATGGATGGTTCGATTAGAGGGTTGCTAACGGATGTCATACACGCCATATTTCCGCGTAAATAACTAAATATTAAAATAATCTGAAAAATAATTAATATACTCGAGTATCCAGAAAATTTATAATACTCTGGGTCTACTTTTCTCTCATTTATCATTTTTGAATATGTTAATGACTGGCGTATAATTACAAAGAATATGATTAGAAGTGCTATAATTTGGAAAAATGATGGATATAAATTAAAACATTTGCCATTTGTTTTTAAGAAATATGAAATTACTGCTACTAGTAGTGTAAATAATGAAATAAATGAAACTATATAACCAACCGCAGTAGCAAAACCTGGACCTTGTTCATTACCTATTTTAAGTGAACTAAATGCCATTTTTATAAATACACCTACAAATGCTAAAAGAAGTGAAATATTAAAAATATAAAATATACTCTTAAATCTTACATCAATCTTATCTAAGCCTGTTAAAGAATCCATTTTATACTATGTTGTATTATAATATGATAGAGTAATATGATAGAGTAATATGATAGAATAAGTAAATACTATAGACTATATAGTTATTTTTTATTATTTTAATTTGATATTTAATTTGATATTTAATTTGATATTTAATTTGATATTTAATTTGATATTTTAATTTAGTATTATAAATTAAAATATATTATAAGTAAATTATAAGTAAGTATATAAAATAATACATATAATGAGTAGCAGTATGTTGAATAAAAATGTATATACAGAACATCCATTAATTGAAAGACAACAAACGTATGTATTAGAAAGAAAACTGGTAACAATACACTCAGAAGATAGAGATACATGTGCGTGGCCTAATTCGTCACTTTTTGAGATAACACTTCCTCAACAGCTAACAAATGTTCAGTCTATTCGTCTTATCGAGTCAAATTTTCCGTCTATCAACAATGTCTTTACAAATGCAAACCAAAATACAAAAATGACATTTTATGTAAATGGAGGCACGTATACTATTACTATAGACGAAGGATTTTATTCACCAAATCAATTAGCAAATGAATTAACAAATAAAATGAATCAAGCAGTTGGAGTAAGCTATAATGAATTTGTCGTAATATATCATGAAGTAAATCAAAAAATATGGTTTGGGAATAAGAGTGAAACATTTACACTTATTTTTAACGCTAATCAAGATTACGCTGCGGGAACAGGAGTATACGATAGTTGTAAAGTATTGCCACCAAATGAATTATCAACATGTATGGGGACAAAATGGGGTCTTCCATATTATTTAGGATTTAATCGCCAAGAATATAATAACCCTACGTTGACAAATGTTAACTTAAACTACGAGTATAAAAAAGCGACAGATCCAGACTACACATGGCTACAAGTAGCAGGAACAGGTGGTTACTATATTGTTGCCCCTAATGTAATTAGTATATTTGGAGAAACCGCATTTTATATGGATTTATTTAAATACAATGATATGGATGAGTTAATGCCTTACCCGCGTAGAACAAACGCAACTACAGACAATAGTTACGGAGGAAGAGTTAATAACGCATTTGCAAAGATTCCAATATTAGGAATTCCTGTTTCGCAATATTTTGATTCACGAAATAGCATGTTGCAAAATATGTCGCAGTTTTTTCCACCTCTCGAAAGACTTTCTAAAATAAAAATTCGTCTTCGTTATCATGATGGAAGATTGGTTGATTTTAGTAATTGTGATTTTAATTTTACATTAGAATTCGACTTATATCGAGATGAAATGGCGCGTGACTTGCGACTACGTGTTCCTGCGCAGTATCGTATGTAATATATACATTATATACATTAGCTATAATACAAATCAATACAAAATAATATGAAAATGTATAATACTTTCATACTATTTCTACTACAACCTATTTTAATTATGATGCTGCTTCAGAATTAGCTTCTGCAACATTCACCTCTTTACTATTATTATTATTATTATTATTATTATTATTATTATTATTATTATTATTATTATTATTATTTTTAATTTTACGAGTTCGTTGGCGTTTTTTTCGCTCTCCATTTTTATTATTTTTAGTGATACCTTGCTTTCCTTTTGCACGAGATTTACGTTTTTTACCACCATCAAGTTCTAAACTTTCAATATTTCTAATTTCACCGGATGGTGTAGAGACTGCACCAGGGATTGGCAAAGGTGATGATGCTTCTTGCTGTCTCTGTTGTGGTATGGCATTAACTCCGGTGTTACCTTGTTCTTGAGTAGAACTTGATGACTCAGTGGTTGAAACTGCAGGAGGACCAAAAAGAGGTTTAGAGGGTTCAGCAAGAGGTGCCGATGAATCAGATGAATTTGATGATGATGATGATGATGATGATGATGATGACGAGGATGATGATGAACCTTTACTATTATCATCTTTCTTTATTTCATTATCCGATTTTTCTTTTGGCTGCTGCTCTTGAGATGGAGGCAAACTTTCAAGTTTTTTTTTAAGATCTTTTATATTGTTTACTTTTACATTTAAATCTTCTAGTCCTTTAGAAATAGATTCATATGTATCATTTATTTTTTTCATTATATCCTGTTGTTCAGTAGTTTGTTTCATACCTATAATTTTTTTATAAGCCTCTGAAAGCCACGATGCCATTTTAATATTGTATGTATTATGATATGATATGATATATATATTAAAGTATAAAAAAATATTATAGTATTATTATTTTACAAGGTATGAATATTACAAATATATACAAAAGTTCTACACTATATTTTAATATTATATGTAGTTTCAATCCAGTCAACTAATATATCCAATGAACAATTTTTATAGTCTTCTTTAAATCCCTTAATTTTTAAAAATGTAGGATTCTTCATTTCTTCTGTTTTATAAAAGATATAGTCACCATACCTACCATTTCGAATACTAAGGTCTTTTGTTATAAACCGAACTAATCCCTTGGGTATTATCATAATTTCCTTGTTTTTTGCAGCATTATCATTAGTAGAACTTTCATCCTGAGTTGCTGTATCAACAGAATTTTCTGTGCGAACCAATGACATTTCAATAATTCTTACTATTTCATCATACTTTATTGTCTCCGGATTTTTACTTTTGGGAAATAGACCGGACAATGATTTTTTATGTTCACCCCATACAAAATATAAACCATATTTCCCCTTTTTAATGACTATATCATCTCCATCATATACACCTAAATGTATTCCACCTGTTTCAATACTGCCCTTTTCATTTACAATTTGTTCAAGAGTATATTCTCCTCTTTTTAATCGTTCAATGTCGATATTCATATCTTTCTTGACACTTTTGTATGATGTAGTCTTTTTTCCATTTTCATCGGAGGTTATACACTTGATTGCTGGTCCTCTACTTGTAATCACATATGTATGGATATCATCAATAACTACACTATCTTTTTGAATATTTTTATCTTTGAGTTCACGTGTCAACTCTGTAACTTGATTCATACAATATGTGCAAATATCTTTGTAAGTTAACTGACCCTTTGCAATTTTATCTAAATCATCTTCCATTCGTTTCGTAAAATCATATTCAAATAAACTATTAAAATGTGTTACAAGAAACTCAATTACAATTTTGCCGAGAGGCTGCAACACTAGTTTATTCTTTTCACCTCCAAATTCGCGTTCTGTTTGTAATTCTTGCAATTCATCCGGCAACAAATCAAAATCTACACACTTCATTTTTTTACCTTTGACATCTTCTTTCATAACATAACCGCGTTTTTGTATCTTTTCAATAAGGGATGAGAATGTTGACGGGCGACCAATGCCACATTCTTCGAGTATTTTAATAAGTCCTGCTTCCGTATAGTGTGACTTCAGTTCAATCATAGTTGATGTTGCTTTTATTTTATTATATTGAAGAATACTATTCTTTTTAATATTTTGTAAATACTGGTAATGTGGATTTTCTTTTTCATAACCTTCTACTATCTTCCAGCCAGGGAATTCTATAAGTTCAGTTGTAAAGCGGTATTCATTTTCTTTTGTTTCTTTTGTTTCTTTTGTTTCTTTTGTATCGGTTGTTGGCGGTGCAGTAATTGTCGCAGTCAAAGAAGAACATGTTGCATTTGACATGCAACTTTCCATTGTATTTGTCCATATTAGTTTATACAATTTCTGTTCGCGTGCAGTAAACGAATCAGGAATCGCAGAAACTTCAATTTTTGTAGGGCGAATTGCTTCGTGTGCTTCTTGCGCCTTTACGGCAGGAGGTGCTACTGATTCCTGCGCTTTTTTCGACACTTTTGTTTTAGACGTAGACGTAGACGTAGACGTAGACATAGATGGATTTGAGTTTGCCCCAATCACCAACCGATTAATATCCGGATGCACATATTTCTCATCCCATGTCGAAATAATATGGTTCTTCATTTTATCCACAAACTCCGCACTATATGTCTTAGAATCCGTTCTCATATAGGTTATATACGAATTCTCGTATAGTTTCTGACAAATCGACATTGTTTCGGCTGGAGAATAGTGCATTTCACTACTGGCTTTCTGTTGTAAAAGACTAGTCGTGAAAGGGGTCGGTGGTGTTTTCGTAACTTTTTTAGGAGATAGTAAATTGAACCGGTGCTCATGATTTGCACTTTCTTCCAGAAATGTTTCCGTTACCTGTTTTGAATCAAACTGACGCGTAAGTGTAAACTGCAAATTCATTTTTGTAAAATAACCGACTATATTGTATACCATTTTGCCAGGAGATGCTTCAATTTCACGTTGGTTTTCATATACTAGACGAAGTGCAGGCGACTGACATCTACCAGCAGATAAACTATTTTTAACACTGGATGCAATATGTTTCCATAACATCGGTGAAATATTATAGCCCACAAGTAAATCAAGAGCTTGGCGCGCAAATTGTGCCTGAACTAAATCCATATTTAATATACCAGGGTTTTGTATCGCTTTTTCAATTGCTGGCTTCGTTATTTCATGAAACACGATACGCGGCGTTGTATTAACAGGAAGTTTAAATGTATCACAAACATGCCACCCAATTGCCTCACCTTCGCGATCATCATCCGTCGCAATAATTACACCACCAGTGCATGTTGCTATCTCTGCGCGAATACGCTGTATCTGTTTTGTTTTTTCATCCATGGTAACAAAACGTAATTCAAAGTCTTTTTTAGTGTCAATTGAAGATAAACCATCAAGGGTTCGAAAATGACCAAATGTAGCAACACATTTATATCCAGGACCAAGATATGATTCTATTTTTGCACACTTGGCGGGAGACTCAACAAGAACAAGTTTTGCACCAGGGAAAGAACCTTGTTTTGGTTTTTTAATAATACTCATAGCCTACTAGATGAACTACTATACGTAGGTGTGTATTATTTATGTCGTTTGTGTAATATAAATAATACCGCAAATATATACTTCAATTTATTTTATTTGTTATTTTGCATGATTAAGATTGCTTGCTAGTATCAGAATTTGTAGAATGAATTTGTGTCTTTTTAAATTCTGACCATGAAATTTTTTTTGGAGGCAAAATGGGCGCAGATTTTGTATGCTTATCTTTTTCTTTATTTTTTTCAGAGTGTTCACGTGAACTATTTATATGATCAGCCTTCTTAAGTGCACTATCAATATAAATACTTTTGAGAAGTTTACCGACTTCAAATGAACCAGTATGCTGATCGAGCTTTCCATCTTCGATAAGTTTAAGAACATGTAATAACTGAAAAAGAATATTTAAATCAATCTCATCTTTTTTGACCTTGTTAAATATATCGGTATAGTTGTTAAAAAGAAAAGAACACCTTGAAACACATATCGTATCAAATTGTGCAGGATTACTTTTAGAAAGTCTTTGGTAGTCGCGTTTTAACTTAATAAGTGTCATAATATCATCTTTTAGAGGCTGACTATGCTTTAACTCGCGTATCGAATTTGTATTATCAGCCACATCGTTGGCACGAATAAGTTTATCTAGCTGCAAGCGTTCTTGAGGATTCATTTGTATACTATATTTACTATATAATATATTATTTATATTATATTTGCACAATTATATTTATACTTTTCAGAGTAAAATAAAATCTATAATTAAGTATATAGTTAAATATAAGTAAAATATATAAAATGGCAAAACGAACCATTCGAAGAAGACTGCGTAAAAATAGAACGATTCGTAAAGTAATGAGAGGATGCAATCGTAAACGTGCGAGAGTAGGAGGACAACCAGCAAAAGTGGAAGCAGCTCAATACGCCGGTGCATCACCTCAAGCAAATCAAAATCTTGCAGGTGGAACAAAAGCACTTCTTGACGCACAACAAGATGCAAGAAACTTACCTCCTGCTGCTCCAGCACCTATTCAGTCAAATATGGTAGGTGCAGGTGTTAGTGTTACTACTAAACCTGCACAGCAAGGTGGTGCAAGAACACGACATCATAAACGAAAACTAAGATATAAAAAAAGTATAGCACGTAAAAGTAGACGCGCATAAAAACCAAATACAAATCAAACTCAATATAAATTTAATTTTTGTGTAAATAAAATATACTATAATAATATATTCGCTATAAAGCAAAAATAACAAAATATATAACAAAATAATATTATTATAGTGTAATATGAAGTTATCTGATTTATTATTATCAATCTTTATTGTAGCAGTATTTATTGGACTATATGTCGCAAATGTTTTAGCAATAGGTAAGAAAAATGTTCAAGACAACTGGGCATTATATCGTTGCAGCCCTATGGTAATGCCAATTGCAAATATGTTTGGACATGACACTATGAAAAATTTCGCATATTGTATACAAAATATGCAAACTAATTTTATGGCACCATTATTGACACCATCGAACTACTCAAATACATTGGCTACCGCAAACCTTACTTCATTGAACAAGAGCAATAAAAATTCAATGGGTATGTTTGGAAATATGAGAGGTCTGATGGGAAATAATATTATGGGAATGTTTAATATATTTGGTAACATATCCATGCTTATGGGTGTTTTGGTGAATAAGATAAAGGACATGATGAATAAACTTGGAGGTGTATTCTTTACAACATTTGCACTTATGCAAGGTGCAGCATATACAACTGCATCTACATGGAATGCAGTTCCAGGAAGACTGGTAAATATGTTTGTAAATGTATCATAAGTAATGAAATATACAAAAATAAATATATAGTATATTTAATACAAATTTATTGATTTATTATATACATTAATATCAGTATCCTGTATATAATATTTACTCAAAGCTATAAATAAATCGAATATTAAAACTATTAAAAATAAATTATGGCTGAAGCATCACCTCAGGCATTACCTCCAGCATCATCTAAACCGGTTACACTAGAAAATGTAAATATTTTTAACTATAATGATGTTGTTAGTAAGATAATGAGTAACCCATTAACTAGCGCTTTAAATAAACTATATGAAAAAACATCATATTTAGATAGATATGGAGGATCACTACTTTTTGCAATATTTACTATTATAGGCGTATGTATGTTTTTTACATATTCTTACTTAAAAAATAATGCTGATATAATTAAAAATAATTGGCAGCAAAATAGATGTAATCCACTTTATATTCCATTCGCAGGAATTATTATTAATCCAAAAAATATGACAAAAAATGAATATGCTACAAGTAATTTTTTCCATTGTTTTGGAGTTTTATTGAAAGAAATGGTTGAAGTAGCTTTAGCGCCAATTCAAGCAGCTACGCTACTGATCACTGCAACTGCATCAGTTATGATGCAAACTATGAACAGCTTAATGAATGCTATTTTATACTTAAGAAATGCATTTGCATCAGGTTTCGGATTAATGGGAAATCGGTCATTAAATGCATTAACACTAATTACGAAACTGACACAACTTGTTAAAAACTCATTTAACCAAGGACAAGGCATACTTGTTACTATAATGTTTATTTTCTTTACGGCGTATGGCATGCTTTCTTCTTTCTTTTTAATTCTTATTATTGCTGCTCTTGTATTTTTAGCAGCAGCATTAGCTGCAATGATAGCAGCATGGTTATTATATCTACTTTTTTCAGTTATACCAATTATTGGATGGTTTATTGCTGGTATATTTTCTTTTGTTCCAATTGGGTTAACATTAACATTTGTTATTATTACTATAATGGTAATAGTAGTTATTGTTTTTACTTTATCAGTAATGAATAAAACATTATAGTCTATACTCTATAGTCTATATATTCTAAACTAAGTATATTATTTAGGAATTATAATAATTATATAATGGTTAATATTTTTATCTAAGTTTTATGTATAAGAAATAAAAATAAATGAAAATGAAAAGTTGTTCATTATCTATAGTATGCGTTATAATTTTAGTTGTTATACTATTTATGATATTTTCTGAGTCAAAAAATAACATGTATGGATTGATTGAAGGAATGGAAACTGAAAAAGATAAAAAAGATAATAAAGATAATAAAGATACTAATAGTAGTAATAATCCTATAACTAAAGCAGGACTAGGACCAATGAGAATGCTTATTCCTGGCGGAACTTTATTAGCGAATAATAGTGACTCTGAGAATAAAGAAAAACCTGACGCTAAACAAAAAGAAACTTTTGAAGTTAGAAAACCAATAGGTTATGCTGACGTTGTTGAATCAAAGAGCGACAGCTGGAATCTTACAAGCTGGGTTAAGAATGCATTAAGATATTCTAAGGGTATGGGAAATGAAAATAAACTCGATAGTTATAAATATCACAGCGGTCCTCCTATACCTCTTCCCGAAGGTCAGCTATTTTTCTTTAACAATACAAAATTTGATAGTGAATGCTGCCCCGCGACATATACCAGTAGTCAAGGTTGTGCATGTTTATCGCAAGCACAATACAATCATCTCATGATGAGAGGTGGTAATAATACTCCCCCACAAAATACAAATACTTCTTACTTTTGGGAGTTTTAAATATCATAAATGATAAAAATAAATGATAAAAATAAATGATAAAAATAAATGATAAAAATAAATGATAAAAATAAATGATAAAAATAAATGATAAAAATAATATAACTTTATCATTTATTATCTATTTTAATTTTTATTGTAAATTATTCATATCTATACTACTACTATTACAAATACATATTAATTGCGCTTTTACTCATTCCGCTGTCGTCCTTTTTGATGAGATTATTCACTATGTCCGTCGTAACATGAAATGGGAATTCGACCACCAGTGTATTCTCTTTTTCAAATAGTGTTGTTCCTGGTTTGACAAGACGATACAAGTTTAGTTTCTTATATATAATCTCGATGCATCGTTTCAAATTCCTTACACCACACTCCTTGTCCGTATAATTTTCAATGATATAGTTCAGTGTAGCATCAGGTATGATAATATCGCCTTCTTTGAAGTTCACCTCATAGCGAATCTTTGGAATTAAATACTGGTTTGCAATGACTATCTTCTCTTTTCCTGAATAGCTTGATGTCTTAATTTTATACATTCTATCCATCAAAATCGGGTTTACCTTTAGTGGATCATTATAGCTAAATATGAACAAACATTTGCTCAAATCGAAATCAATCTCTGCAAAATACTTGTCATGAAATTGCGAATTCTGTGACGTATCCGTCAAGTGCGTCAGGATTCCAATAATTTCTTCACCCTTTGGTGTCTCACTAATCTTGTCCAACTCATCAAAGTAAATCACCGGATTCATCGACTTGGAACGTATCAAAATATCCACGATTTTGCCCCATGTGCTTCCCTCATATGTATACGAATGTCCTTCCAAATAACTACTATCGGTCGCACCACCAAGGGGAATAAATGCAAACTCGCGGTTCAAAATCTTGCTAATTCCTTCTTTCACAAGACTCGTGTTATGCGTTATCGTAAAATCGCCGAGCAAATACTTGTGATTTTTGTCCAATTCAAATCCGTAATATTTTCCCCATCCGCGATGTTCTATCGCAATACCCATAACCATGCTATCCTTATTAATCACGCGCTCATTTTTGGCCATTTTTCGCGGGCATTTTACGGGAATGGAAGACAAGTTATCGCCTGACAAATGCATTCTATAATATGTTCCCGTCTTTTTTTCGCCCTTATACATACAAGATTTTTCACACTGACTCATATTCGCCGAGAACCCGAGAGACCTAGCCACAAATAATATATCATCCGCTAAAACTTTATTCTTTTGAATGATGTCATATCCTTTTGAGTTATCGCAATAAGAACCATCAGTATCAATAATTCCGGCAAGAAGTTCCAGACGTGTTTGCCTATCATTTATTTTATAAACGTCCGGAATATGTTTATTGTTGATGAGTTTACAATCCTTTAATACTTGTAAGAACATATTCTTGTTATTTCTGGTATCATGTTCGTGCTCGTGCATGTCATATGAAATACCATAGGTATACTTCTCCCTGTGAACTAAATTCAAATTATATTTTTTAAGTTCTGTTTTCAAATAGTGTAGAATGGTAGCATCCTGGTTAGTAATTTCCGATTTGGATGAAGTTCCATCCCCTAACCAAGCGCCAATAATGTAGGGGTCGAATGGCACATTCTTGCTCGAAAACTCAACACCTCTCTTATATCCCTTCAAGTTTACACGAATGTACTTGGGTAATGTTAGCAATGTTTTCACAGGGATTTCAACATAGTCATGCTCGAGTTTCATATCATGTAAGTATCTTTCCGCTTCTGTTTGATCGCTGAATCGTTTGCTGTGTTGTTTGTAGTCATTTTTATCAAAGTAACACACTTTGTATCTAGTTTCTCCTGATTTCGTCTTTACGTTTTTTATAAAATTCATTCCCGATTGTTTCAAACACATAATGTGCTCGGAATTTACACCATACTTTTCTCCATTTGAATGGACAATATCGTATAGGTCATCTTCGCCTCTGCCCAATGATAAAACATTTCTGCACTTTGAATCATCTCCCATGACTTTATCGCCTACAACTATGTCTTGCACCATTTTAACTGAACCATCATACATTAAGATGGGTGTATCAAATGTGTGACACTTGCCCGTCCCCATGGGTCCGTTAATTGCAATCGCAGTGCCCATTGCCGACGGGTTCGAAATCCATTGCCCAAGCATTTGCATAATTTGCATTTTCGCGTCGTTCAATCCATACACTGCACCATCCAGTTTCGACTTTGCATCTTCCATGAATTCATGACATCTCTCAATTCCGTCTGAAATCGTAAGCGGCAAATTCGAAATTCTACCGAATGGAATCTGCATAAATGTGTCGACCCAATTCTTGATTTTATAATATTCGCCAGCACCTGGCTCCATGCGACGCAGGTTTGTGATCTTTTTCAGCGCAATTGCTTTAAACTCTTGTGGTATATTCGACTGCAAAAGTGCAAGGCGATATGGTTTGTCTGTAATCGTCAACTTGTTCAGACATTGCAACTCGCTCAACACCGCACTTTGCTCATCCATTGATAAATGCTCCTTGAAATACTTGAGATCATTCGTCGAGTTCTTCTGGCGAAGCAGTTTCTTAAAATTTTTCACATGCTTCTTCTTATGACTGCGTAACTTCTGCTCTTCGCGCTCCTTGAACTCCTTCTCTTTGCGAATCATACTTTGCAGCGTTTCACGTGCGATGCTGTCATGTTTGTTGATTTTTAAAATATCCTCCATCTGTTGCTTGATTCGCAATATTGTTTCAAGTGAGTCGCTGTTATTGCCAGTGCTATTACTTTCATCTTTCTTCTTATTTTTTTCTGCGCGGTTACCTTTATCATTAGTGCGGTGCTTGTGTCCACGCCTATACTTGTGCTTCGGGTCATACACTTCTATTTCTTCACTTGTTTCACTCGGTTCATAATCCAAGTCTGACTCGTGGTCATTATCAGATTCACTTTCATCTTCGCTATCATAGTCCTCCTCGTCATCATCATATTCAGAATCATATTCTGAATCATCTTCGTCATCGTAATCATCATCATCATCATCATCATTATCATTTTCAGAATCCGAATCAGAATGACGTCTCTTATCATCTACCAAGTTAATTACGATATTGAATTTGCCATTTTTTAACTGGTCTTTTGCAAACTCATTGAATCCTGGCTCATAAGACTCATCTCCGCTATCATCTGAACAAGTTGTGCTTGTTGATGTTTCGGAACCAGAGCCCGAGCCTGACTCAGAAGCAGTTCGCCATGTCTTGTTATCTGAACCTGAATCATCTTCTTCGTCTGATGGTGAAACCGGTGGTTCCGGATTATTTGAGCCACGTTTTTTCGATTTACTTCTCGTATTATATTTGTTTTTGTCGCTCTTGTTGTCTTTGGTATCCTTATTGTCCTTGGCATCATTGCCGTCCTTTTTATTTGTAGTCTTGCTTTTCGTATTTTTTTCATCTGAACCAGTCTTCTTACCTTTTTTATTTTCATTGGTTTTAGATGGTCTAGAGTCGCATTCATCAAGATGTTTTTCTTGCGTTTCAATATTCAAATCTTTGTAAATTGATTCAATTGCTCGTTCTTTACTATTTTCAATATTTTCAACTCTTTTAGTGATATATTTTGAAGGAAACATGTCAGCAAGCATTTTTCTATATTCTTGCATATCAAATTGTTGTTCGTCACTTTTTCCACCAGTAGAAGACTTTTTCCCAGATTTTGATTTGCGTCCTTTTTTATCATTCTGCACACTTGACTCCGAGTCACTTTTGTGATTTCCATCATCATCGCCACTATTTTCCCCATCCGAGTTATTCGACTTTTTATATTTACGTTTGTCATTCTCCTTTTTAGACGTCTTTGATTTCTCAAAGATTCTCATGTTGATATTTGGAGAACTTGAAGATGAAGGCATTTTGGCGTTAATGTTGAATTATAGTGAAGCTGGCTACAATAATGGTGTGGTATGTTGATTTAATATAGTATATAATTATGTTTTTATATCCTTCAATTTAAAAGTATAAAAATAGGCAAAATAAATCAATAATTGAATATAATAAAATATTCAATAAACTATCATAAAATTTTTCATGATATTACGAACTTAACAATTTACATTACATAGTAGCGTTTATAGATAGATGTAATACATTTTAGTAAATTGTTGTTTAACTTTTCTTACTTTTTGTTATTCGTTTAAATATTAATTTAATATTTTATTTATTATATTTTCTAATTAAGAAAATTGATAAACAATCTAAATATTATTCTATTAATATAAGAAGGAAAGAAATGTTCTCACAAAAGGGTCAATCAAAAGTAGCAGTTCAAAATGTTTCACCAATCATTGGAATTCAGTTTAGTATCATGTCGCCCGATGAGATAAGAAAGTCCTCGGTTGCTCACATTACCGACAGAAATACATATGACAATAATAGACCTGTGGTCGGTGGACCATTCGATGCACGCATGGGTGTTCTTGAACCTGGTCTTATTTGTCCAACCGATGGTTTAGACTATATGCAGACGCCCGGATACTTTGGTCACATCGAGTTAGCGCGACCTGTATTCTATATTCAATATTTGACTACGATTCGAAAAATATTAAGTTGTGTTTGCATCAAGTGTAGCAAACTTCTCATTGATAAGGAGTCCAATCGTCGATTTATGGATATGAAATCCGAACAAAGATGGAATAGTGTCTTTCAATATTGCGGTAAGATTAAACGATGTGGTGACGACACACACGATGGATGCGGTTGTTTGCAGCCAAAAAGAATTAAAAAGCAAGATATTGCAACGATTATTGCGGAATGGGAAAGCAATGAGACGGAAGAAGCTGGTGCAGATGGAGGCGCCGGTGCTAAGAAAAATATCACGATGCATTTGACACCCGAGGTCGTTCTTAAAATATTCCGACGTATTTCCGACGAAGATGTGTCATTCATGGGATTTAGTCCTCAGTTCTCGCGCCCGGATTGGATGATTTGTCAAGTGTTGGCGGTTCCGCCACCTGCAGTTCGCCCCTCGATTAAAATGGATGGTCAACAAAGAAGTGAAGACGATATCAGTCACATTCTGGTGAATATTATTAAGCACAATAAAACATTGCAGGAAAAAATAAACGAAAAAGCCGCGCAAAAAGTTATCGACGGATGGCATGATGTTCTGCAGTATTATATTGCGACGCAAATCAATAACAATATTCCTGGTGTCGGACAAGTCGCGCAACGTTCTGGGCGTCCGCTCAAGTCGATTATGGACAGGCTGAATGGAAAAGGTGGGCGTGTCAGAGGCAATTTGATGGGAAAACGTGTTGACTTTTCTGCGCGTTCCGTTATTACACCTGATCCCAACTTGTCGATTCGTGAACTCGGTATTCCTCTGAAGATTGCGAAGAATATTACGAAACCGATTTCGGTAAATGATATGAACAAGAACTTCCTGCTGAAACTGGTGCGCAATGGACCGGATGAATACCCTGGTGCTAAAATATTGGAAAAGCGGAATGGCGAGAATATTTCACTGCGTTATGCCGACCGCGAGAATATCCGGATTGAGAATGGCGACATTGTTCATCGTCACATCATGGATGGTGATGGTGTGTTGTTCAATCGTCAGCCTACACTACACAGGATGAGTATGATGTGTCATATTGCCAGGATTATGTATCAGGGTGACACGTTTCGAATGAATGTCGGTGATACCAAACCTTATAATGCGGATTTCGATAAAATCTCTGTCGAAAACAGGAGGCGTTAAAAGCGTGATACCTCCTAGTCAAATGATTCAAACACAAATTGCTTAAATATAAAATATTTAGGAATATAAATGAAACCATCAAAATTCCAAAAACTATCAAAAGAAATTTTAGACAACCCAACCGAACGATATTGCGAAATTTATAAAATTACTAATATGTCAAATGGTAAGATATATGTGGGACAAGCAGTTTCTCATATATTAAACCATAAAAGATACAGACCATATGGACATGAAGGAAGATTTAGATGTCACATTTCAGAAGCTTTCTCAACTAAGAAAAATCAATCACATTATTTAAATAATGCCATACGAAAATATGGTGTATTTGATTTTGTGGTTGAGTTAATTGAATGTTGTGAAACAGAAAAATCTGATGAAAGAGAAATACACTACATCAAAGAATTAAATAGTTTGTATCCAAGTGGATATAATCTTAAATTTGGTGGTAGTGTATTTACTCATAGTGACGAAAGTAAGAAAAGATTGTCCATTGGTGTTATTAATTATTTCAAAGATAAAAAAGCAGAAAGGTTTAAATATATCAAAAATATCGACGACGATATTGAAAAATATATTAAACCTTTAAGCAGAAATAGTCAGCAATATGGTTGGTATGTCTACATTGAAAAATGTAAAGCAAATTTTGGTGGTGTTCATATTCCTTTAGAAGAAAGCAAACAAAGTGCAAAAGAATTTATTATAAAATTAAAGAATCATTTGGCAAAACACCTTGATGCGGGAAACCCCTTAGAGTCTTTGACTACCACCCCATAGTGGAAACACAATGGGGGAACTCGGTTAATAGCCGAACCCAATGGTAATAATGTCAAAGAATTGGGCAATCCGCAGTGTTACTCTCTAAAGTCGTTTGGTAGACTATGGGAGGCATTCAGAGACTGAACGGGTGTTGGTGAGTTATGACGGATTAGCCATCCTGAACTTGCTTAAGATACAG